GAACAAAATAAAAGCCCTACTTGTTATAAGCAGGGCTTAGAGTTAAGCAATAAAAAGCAATGTCACTCCTCTATGGGGGAATCTTCTATTACCTCATCTTCTTTAAAATTCCATTCAGGACTTGACAATAAAGTAGCAAGTGCTTCATTAGAATAAGTTTCATAAGGATATTCAATACTAATAATTTCCAATCCTTCTTCATCAGTAGTAACTGTTCTAGTTACTTTTTCAGGAAACACTTCTTTATAATGTTGGCACTTCATCAATACTTTGTCTTTACTAACATTACTACGAGGAACTAAATTAAGTTCATCAATCTTTGCTGACTTCTCTTCATCTATATCAGCAACAGGAAATACAATGTAATCAATCATAATCTTTAAATATTAAATATTAAACTTAATGTATACATAACTACTGCAATTATAGCAAGTATTATATAAACTACTTTAAGTAGTTTATAAGGCATTATTTTCATTTATTCATTTTTTATAAATATTGGGTTATTTAAATCAATTATTTCATCCTTTTCCATCAGGTTCTTTAGGAAGTTAATCTCTAGTAATGATATGGTTTTCGGATAGAGGATTAGTTTGTAGAATACCATACTGGTATATCCATTACTAAATTTAGCTACTGTAATTCCACTATCATCAGTATTCTCCCCCTTATTAATAGAAGTCCCATTAAAGCTATTGACAGTTTGCCAATTTATTCCATCAGCTATACCTTGTATAATATTATATTGACCAAAATTAAATTGCCATTTATTTCCATAATCAGCAATAAATGCACCGCCATTAGTTTTATCAGCACCCTTTAACAAAGTTGCTGCATTAGTCGGGATATTTATAATAGTTCTTTTATAAATATAAGTATAATCAGTAAACACAGGAATATTAACATTCCCACTATAATCAGTTACAGCATCATAAGCTAAACCATTTTCATATTCAGGAAGAACTTCAATAGTAATATCACAATCGAAAACTACTTCACCTTCTACCATAGGAGTAATAAGTATTCCTACCCAAACATTACGAGTTAAATCTAACAATGCTTCTGTTGGAGCAAACGATTTAGCTAATTCGTGAGTACCGTTACCTAGATACACTAATGTTTCTTCTGTTGCATCTTCTGTGGCTAAATATCTATAACTAAATTTACTATTTCCTTCAAGACCTCCAACAGTAACTCTAAAAGCAGGTATTTCTTTTATATTAGCTAGTGCTCCGTCTTTCTTAACATAACTAAATAACAAGCCATTACCTGCATGTTCAGCATGAGTTACATGAATTGTAGTATTAGTAACATCAGAAGTATAACCATATACACCTGAAAGGCTTTCCCAAGTCTTATTAGCACCAAACACAACAGGATAACCATTATAACCCGACATACCTTCGTAAGCATGATTATAATTAGTTAAATCATAATCACCTACGGCTACACCTCTTTGTTGAATAGTATCTCTATCAGCGTCAGAGTTAGTCTTACCATAAGTATCCCAGTAATAAGGCGGTAATTCTACCTTAGCTTCAATACCTACATACTCATTCAGCTCTTTAATCTTGTCGTCTGTTGAGATGTTGTCGAAGAGCATGAAGTCGTAGAGAGCCATTTGAGCAAAAGCACCATTGAATACACTTTTTCCTATACAAATAGTAGAATTATTATCATTGTTATAACCGTTAATACTACTTATATTATGAGTTATATTTTTTAGATTATTAGTAATTATATGACTATTTAATATTCCATCTATAAAAGTTTTTCCTCCTTCATTTCTAAAATTATAAGCTATTGTATCTGGATATGTAGAAATAGCTAAATCATAATTACCTTGTATATTAGAGTTTCTTTGGTCATAAAGAACTTCATCATCTACTCCATGCCAATTCACCTTCATCAACACCTGTTTACCTCCACTAGATAAAGTAGGAATAGTAACAAAGTCGTCCACGCCATCAAATTGGTATGAACCATCTTCATTAACTCCACTTCCTTCTGCATAAGCCGAGTTATGGATAACTCCATGATTACCATGACCTGATATATCGGGAATGTAGCCGAGTAGCTTATATGAACTATTAGGTATTCTTAGTCTGCTAGGAGACAGGATAACTTTTGGTTCGTTATTATCAAGAAGCCAAGTTGCAGTAGTTCTAAATACCATTTGCTTTTCAACGATACTAGTACTGCTAGTAACAGCTTTACCATTTAAAGACAATCCTGAAATAGAATATAATCCATTTAATAGATTACTTTCAGAATCAGCTATACTACCTATTCTAGTAATAGTAGAACCAACTCTGAATTTACCTCCCCAAGATACTTCATTGCCGTTTTCATCATTGAATCGTAATAGAGCTGGGTATGGCTGCACAATATCTTCGAATCTGATGTACTCGTCAATAGTGATGTCTATCTTTTGAGGGGACTTAGAAGTTAATTCTATATTAATGTTCCAATGATTATATATACTATCAAAATCTATAGACTGGAATTTAGCCCCATTAACCTTAACGTTTGATATTTCTTCAATATCTTTTCTGTAAAGTAAAATATGAACAATCTCCCCTATATTAATATAATCACCTATATTTATATTTTCCCATTTATCGTTAGCATAACTAATATCTCCACTTTCCCCATTAATAGTAATTACTGGTCTGAACTCCACCATATCCGGATACAGCGTACCCAGCTTGTGCTTCTTTAGCTGACGCTCTATCAAGAACTTGGACATACTATAAGGGAAGGACATGAGAGAGTAGATAGCTCCGTTGAAGAAACGAGAATCATTATCTCTAACTACTCCTAACCATAAGGAATCACCATCTACGCCTGAACCGATAGTCATATCAAACCCCTGCATCTTATACTTGGATTGATAATAAATCTTTTTGCTTAAATCGTTAAAGATTGCACTATTAGCATTTCCAAATGTATACGCATTCATGTCTCCAGTACTACCGATTAAATTCATAAGGAATGCTCCTTGCCCTACTGTGTAAGACTTAGATAAAATAGCCGGAGTTCCTTTGTCTTCAATATATCCTATTTTCAATCTTTCATAATCAGCAACAACAGTATAATCTTTGTAAATCGGCATCCCTGTCACCTTACCAAAGTCATTTACTCCGTCAAGGCGGAGAGCGCCATCATCGTCGATACCGCTTTCTTTATTCCAAGCAATATTGTTCAACTGTATATCCCTACCATTACCTGAAAAGTCAATCAGCTTATCGCCAAACTCTGCGTGGTTCTCGTTGGTGATTCCCTGCTTGATGGTATTACACAGTATATCAGGGTTAAGAGTTCTATCCAAGTTGAAGTAGGCGATTACTTGGTTGATTTGGTCGGTGGTCAGCACCTTGTTGGCGATGATTGTCCAGTACCAAGCGACTTGACTTGCTTCGGTTAATTCACTAATTCTTCCTACAACACTGAATTTAGCATCAAATATTGTTTGTAAACTATTAGTTGACTTAACATAATAATCTGCTTCATCTCCTAATATGTTTTTTATATCAGATTTAGTATTATTAATTAATGACGCACTATAACCGTATATCCCAGTTTTACCGTAATTATAAACATCGCTTCTAACGTGTTCTCTGGAATTACTATTTTCTATATAATTAGTAGTTGCTATGGTATATGTAGAATTTAAATCTATCTGATGAATCATACTAACAACAGTAACCTCATCAGTAATCCCCATCTCCTGTACGGTCTTGGTGGAAGTAATCAGGTCGTTGATTCCGTCGGTGACGAAAGCGCCTTCAAAAGAGGGGATTTGCTCTATTCTTATATTATTCCAATCATAACTACTTTCTACTGTAAATCCTACACTAGCACGATTATTATTAATCTTAGATTCTGGTAAATGATAAATACCATCTTTTGGTATAGTATATACAATAGGCAAATTAGCTGTTTCATCTGAAATATAAAAGTATAAGATTTTTCCTCCTTTTGGAATACCTGAAACTTTTATATTCATTTCATTTATCTTACTTTCACTAGAGTGCTTATATATAAACCAAGTAGAATTAAAATTTCCATTAGTAGTAATTACGTTATCAGTAACTTCTATATTTGGATATATTCTCCAACTAGTAAAATCTTCTTTATACTCACCAAATCCACTATTTAACTTATATGCAGCATTTAGAATCTCTAAATCTCCTCCTGCATTAGGAATCTTATTCTTAATAATATTCCTATCAGCATCAGTATTCTTTTTACCGTAATTATCCCAAACTCCAATAAGTCTAGCTTTAAGCTCTGGTGGAAGATACGGTCTATCTCCACCAAGAGCATTATTTTTAAAAGGAATACCGATACCTATACCTATACCAGTATTAGTACCCATATTGTAATGTATCAGCTTCAGCGTTATTAACTTGTTTAACTAACTCAACATTCCAACCGGAATATAGAACAGTAGTAATAGGTTCGTCCATACCAGCAAGAACTACTTCAACTGTTATAGGGTCTTCGGTAACATTCTTCAATAAGAATGGTTCTTTACCACCCATTCCATTAGGAATAGAAAACTCTGCAACAGCTTCAACTTTACCCATTATAGATATTTGTAAACTATTAGCTGAATTAGCTCTGTTATAAATACGATTATCCATGATAATTACTTTTAAATGATTATTAATTAGTCTTTGTAACATTCCCCCGTAAAGAGATGTGATTACTGTTAATACTCACTCCTTTATGGGGGACGCTACAAGAAACTAAATTTTGTTTAATTATACAATACTATTATCAACTTTTTGTTATACCATACCTGTATCCCATTCACTAGGAACACTATTACCATTAGTAAGATTAGCCTTACGCATAGCATAGAATACGTTCGCTCTATTAACAGAGGATAGACTATTTAGCCAATTCCAAAATTCAGGAACACTACCAGTAGTAGAAGTTGCATTATAGAATACACCAGTAACATTAGTAAGCTGTTTATGTTTACTAGCATTAAACAATGTAGAACCAATCTTCTTAGGGCTTCTACCTGACCAATCGCCCTGACTTTGCCCACTAGCAAAAGCATAACTAATATTCTTTAGATTGACATTCTTAGCGAATATATTATCGTCTATTTGTTGTGCTTGACTAGCAGTTGATTCAAATTGTGCTGCTAAGAACAAACAAGATATATCCTGTAAGTTAATACAGTCAATTACAAATTCAACAGGTATAATAATATCAGCAGGAATTACACAGAAATAGAACATATAAGATATATTAGTTAATTTAGTTAATCCTGCGAACATTTTCTTAGAGAACATTTCACCAATATCTCCTGTGGAATTATTCCATTTATATGGAAGAATTAAAGGACAACGATAGAATGTCATTGATAAATTAGTAACATTACTAACCGGTTTAAATAAGTTAGTTGGAATACGACCACGAATACCATAATTAAAGTAATCGTATGTTGGGTCTCCATTAGGTCTACCACTATCATTAAATACACCATTAATAATCATGTTAGTCCCATTAGTACAATAATAGAATAAGTCAGGCGAACATAAGTAATTTAATACTTTTCTATTAGCATGAACAGAACTAGGTGGAGCAATTGAAGCAGCAGTATCTTTAAACACATCAGGTATAGTAGGAGAACAATTTATTGTTCCATTTGAAACAGCTGTATAAAGACTACTATTTAATATAATATCTTCAAGTCCACTAAGTCCATCGTAGGCATATTCATTCCAAGCATATTCATATTTATCATAGTCTTTATTTATGATTACTCTGTGAATATCTCTATTATAGTTAATCATTGTCTGCTCTTCATCAAGATATTCTCTAGGGTCATAATTAGGATTAAGAATATACTTAACTGGATTATACTTTTCATTAGGTACTATAATATCTCCATAATTACTTGGAGTAAGATTACCATAATTCATAGTATAAGCTTGTGCTTCCGTACTTTGGAATCTCTCTAAACAATAAGACATATTAACTATTGTCTTTCTAGGAAGAGTTCTCTGTTTATTATAAGTGATTTCAGTAGGCATTGGTGCTTGTTCATCAGGAATCCATTCTCCATGTTCATTAATACCATAGTTTTCATTTATACTATTAGTAGAAGCATCGGTCTCATTCCAACCTTTCCAACTATAATTATTAGTAGCTTCCATATAAAATAGTCCATAAGGAACAGCGCCTTTCTTAACGTAAGTATTTTCTGTTTCAGAGAAACATCTATAAGCATTAACTATCTTACAATTAGAGAAACCTTTACCAGTAAGACTATACTTACAATTCTTCATATCAAAATATAAGTTTGCTATGTTAGTAAGATTGTAATTAGTCTTAAATGAATCAAGAGGAAGTTCAACAACAGTATTTGTAGGAAGAACAAGATTAGCAAAGAATCCCGGTATTTCAACAATAGCACTACAACCAGTAAATACATCATAAGGAAATGTTTCTTCTCCTTCTTTAATGAATTGTTTAGTGAATCCTTGAAAACTTCCTAAAGTACTTTCATTAATAGCTTGTTGTCCAGTTATATATTTTAATGAGTTCTTCAATCTACTAAACATTGAGTTGTGGATTGGAAAAGTAACATTAGAACCTGAACCTAAACTAAATGAATTATAGATACCATATAAAGCTGTCGGAAATCTTACTTGTGTCTTATTCTTAACAGTACCACCAAATACATTATATAAAGAACCAGTAGAATCAACAAGTCCTTTAAATGAATCTTGGATATATTTAAGTTTAGTATTCTTATAGAACAAAGGACAATATTTTACTTCATCTTCTACATCTTCATCTGTTAATTGATTAAAGTCTATATTAGAACCATTAAACATAGTGTTTAAATATTCTAAGTCAGGAAGATTAGCAAGAAGTGTTCCGCAATCAGCATTAACAAGATGGTCGTTGATAGTACTATCACTAGGACAATTATTAATATTATCTACGAACTTAACAGTTCCAGTACTAAAAATACTTAATCTTTTAAGTTTAGAAGGAACATTTCCTTTAAACTTAGCTAAGAAAGCAGGACTTGTATATCTAGTACCACCGAAATAAAATATATTATCCATAGCTTGTAAATTAACAAGAGGACTAAATAATCCATTATGTTCAGTAGAGCCATAATCATAAGTACTAGTTAATATTTTAAAGTCTTGTGCCTGTAATCCCCAAAATAGTGAGTTCATTGTAACTACTTTAGTACAATGATTAAACATATTTCTTCTAGGACTATCTAGCAAATCCCACTTAATATTCTTAGCACTATCAAAACAACTATCAAGAGTAGTTACATCATCACACTTATATAAGAAATAATAAACATCATATATACTACAATTAGTAGCATTGAACATAGAAGTACAATTAGTAGTACCAATAGTAAAATTAGTTCCTAAATCAGTATTATTATCCCAAGCAGTCTTCCCTTCTTCTGTACTAGTATCTGAACCAAACCATTCTCCCATATAATCAGGAGTAATGCCTTCTACTTTTTCTTTAGGCTCATGAATATAGAAATTACCACATTGAGCAAATATAGAAGTACCATTAAGTTTAATATGTCCAAATACTCTTTTAAGATTAGAGCAACCAATAAAGAAACTACCACCTACATTGAAAGGAGTATTTCTATTATTATCAAACTTAAAGTAATGTACACCTTTAGCATTTTGAACCGATAAACTAGTAAGATTAAGTTTACTAATATCGAATATCTTATTTTCTTTATAGGTAGGAACAGCAGCATTACCATATTGGATTGCTGATACCTGACTATTAGAAATATTAAGTGTTCTAAGATTAGGTAAACTTGAAGCTGCTTGGATATCATTAGGTGTATTAGTACTAGATACATTTAATTCTTTAATATTAGGAACACCTACTATATAAACAGTTAATGATTTATTAGTACATTGAGATACATTAATGATTTCAACATTATTACAATTGGATACATTAAATGTAGTTAAGTTAACGTTGTTAGTACAAATTATAGACTTTAAGTTAGGACACGAAGTAATTCTTATAGTATGTAAGTCTCCTAGATTACTAAGGTTTAATTCAGTAATCTTATCACAAGAATCAATAGTAACAGTTTTTAACCGTTTACAACCAGAGAAATCTAATCTATCCAAGAACGGTTGATTAACTAAACTAATACCTTCAACAGCTGAATTAGTAATATTCAGTAATGCAAGAGAAGCATTAGGCAAAGATATAGAAGTTACAATAGAACTAGATATATTCAAATCTTTCAACTTGGTATACTTTTCTATATTAACCGTAAATGTACCTTGTCCAATGTTACCGCTCCAAAATTTAGTATTACTTAAATCAATATGTCTTACGTCAGAATAGCCTTCATCATTAACAAATACTGTTTCAAATGGAATAGAAGAATCACTAAGAGTATCAACAGAAGACAAGTTTAACTTAGAGAAACTAGGAAGTTTCATAGTAGACATAAATCGTTGGAATCTCATTCCGCCCAATCCTTCAATATCATTAATTTGAGGAGTATTATTAATAGTAATTTGTGTATTGAAAGAACTGATAGGAGATAATCTAATTTCAGTAGGTTTACCTTCTTCTAAGAAATATCTAGTATCAGTAGTATTACCAATATTAACCACAAATATTGCAGGACAATTAGACGTAATAATGAGTTTAGGATTAGTAGCTTCTGCACCACCTGCGGAAAATGTACCCTTATTATTATAAGGTTGAATATTAGCAACATTGCTATACTTAAATACTCCGTCAAAGAACCAAACTCTCTTCTTCATCCAATCTCGAACATACTCAACACGAGTACCATGTAGAAATTCAATATTAGCATAAGAAGGTTGTCCACCTGATTCACCAACATAAGCAGTAAGATACTTAACATTATAATCATAATTAAACAGAAGCTCTCCACAATCTTTAGTTTGAGCTGCAAAGTAATTATCTATATAATCATTAATATCTTTACAAATAGTAGCATTGTTTCTCCATAAGTCCCAAAGAGTTTCAAGAGAACTATCGAATACTCCAGTATTAGCAAAGATAGTATCTCTTAATACGTCCCACATACGAGAACTATAAGTATCATATCCACCATCGGCAGCGTTTTTAGTAATAACTAATGAGTTAACATCATTATTATCATTATTACTAAATGTATCTAACCAAGCAGTTTTAGCAACAGATTCAAGAGCTACGTTATCAAGACCATTACCAGTATCCATATCATAGAATCTGATAAACCACTTATTAGCCCCATCAACATCATAACATACTAAAGTTAAGTTCTTACCTAATGAATCAACAAGTCCATACTTTACACATGTTAATAAGTAAGAGTAAGCATTCTTAATTGAGAACTTAGTATCAAGTTCAGCAGCAAGCGTAGACCAACTAGACTGTGCAGGATATTCACCAGCAGTTTCTTCATAACCACCGGAAGTCTCGTTCCAAATGTATTTCTTAACTGTCGATGAAGTCATTTGAGCAAAGATAGAGAATAACTCTTGTAATGCTCTCCAAACATTATCATCAGTAACCGGTGCACTAGGTTCTAGCCAATTACCACCATTATATTTAAATTCACCTACATGTTTGATAATAGATAAATCATCTTGCATAAACAATGCTAATGGTAATATCTTTTCTCCATCTACAATAACATTTGCATTTTCCCCAAACTCATAAGAATAAACTTTTCTTTGGTCTATGTTTCCGAATAGTTCATCTTGTGCATAAGTATGATAAGAAGTAACAAAAGCAGGAAGTTTATTATCAACATACTCACCTGCTGTATTCTTTATCTTAGTAGTAAAGTCTTTCATAAATCGGAATCCCATATTATAATAAGCTCCACGACCTAAGTTAAAACTATATATACCAAGCATAGTTTGAGTTTCTTCTCCATCAAACTGAATAAGAAGTATTATAGGAAAACCTTCAAGTGTTTGTTTAATAGTGACCTTATCTTTTACAGTTCTATCACGAGTATCTACTGGACGATGGGATTCAAGTTGCTCCATAGGCGGAGTTTTCTCGAATAAGAAATCCGAGTTATCATTAATCCATTTACCAATAGAAGCATTATTTGCATGAGCACTGTCAACAACGTCAGCTTTAAGTGTAAACTGTCTTTCAGGAAACCATGTCTCTCTAGGTTGGAATAGCTCATAATCAAGATTACCGCCATCATCATCTTTAAGCATCTTATCGAATCTTATCTCTAAGTTCTTAATAAGATTATTCAAAGTAGAAGTACCTTGCTTAGAAATAGAAACATTAGTAGTATATTCAGAGCTAGACTTTCCCGAAGTTGGACTAAAGTAACTCATAGTACAACCACTATACCAATTATTATTCTGACCTCCAATCTCTTCAAATATAACACGAGTAAAACCAGTATTAGCGCAATTAATCAACATTATATCAACTGGTAATACTCTAGTAGTATCAGAGATAAGACTGCTGAAATTGACACTAGCATACGTTTGGTTAATATCGTCCCATAGAGTAGAATGAGGTTCTGAATCAGAAGTAGAGAAGAAGTTCTTTAACTTCATTCTATTGTATCCGGTAAAGTCTACACTACCATCAGATAAAAGAGTTGCTCTAGCTCTAGAGTTCATTGCATTAATAACAATTTCTTTATCATTAGCAGGAACACGGAACAACTTAATATCATAGAAGTTAACATCAGCAAAGTTTTGAATCTGTCCTGAATTACTAATATCGCAACCAAGATATATTTTAGAATTAGTCTTCCAAGTAAAGTCAGTCTTTATTTCACGAGCAGCATTAAGTATACCATTGATAAAGATACCGACAATCATCTTTCCTTGATTCTTATTAACTATAAAATCAACAGTATTAATAACATTCTGTTGTATCTTACAACTAATAGTTTCTTTAATGTTACCATCTGTATAAGACCAAATAATATCTTCAAGACCTACTTTAATACCTTCGGAGAATTGTTCGTCAGTATTGTAATCCCCTATAAAGAAGATTGTTCTATTTGAGAACGGATGAATATCTGACTTGAATGTACATGATAATCCAAATCCTTGTCTTGACCAGTTATTAAGAGTAGTAGTATCATCTTTAAATGGTTGTACATCAATTACTCCATAGGCTTCTCCTGATATACGTAACATTGATTGTCCATTCTCTGTTAAGAAGCCTGATAGTACTCCGTTTGTATTATATACATTAAGATTGGTTACAGCACCACTAGGAATAATAGAACCAGGCGCAGTAAATGTTGGTTCATTACTAGTCCAAACTTTAGTAGTAGATACTTGAGGGAAACTTTCTTGACGAACGTGCCAACTAGCATATCTACTATTATTAGGATTTTGGTCTGCAATAAGAGCTTGGGAACTAAATACTACTTCACAAGCAAGAACTGTATCAGTTACAGGGTTTCCTTTTTCAGACCAACAACGAAGTGTAATATCCCAATTACCAATAACATCTCCTTCTATTGGAATAGCGTAACTAAACACTTGTTGTTTACCGCGCTGAACATATTGATTATCATTATAGTTTCCTTCATCGAAGTAACCTATATCTTTAGTAATACCATTATGTTCGATTCTAATTGCATAATAAATAAGACTAACTCCTGCAAGATATGGAGTAAATGCAAAAGAAATATTACCGCTTTGAGAGAACTTAGTTCTTTCAACTCCTGCATCTACTTCTGCTTTACTAGTAATACCTTCTACTAGAACAACAAGATTAGCACCATCTTCCACAACTACACGATTCGTTACTTTATCAGATTGAACAGTAGCTTCATTCATTGAAGTAAATGCTTGTGCTTGTATAGTATAAGAACTACCTGCTATAATATTACCTAGTTCCCATAAGTTAACATTAACTTGTTTAGGAGCAGTAGAGGTTGTCTTACCTAATTCAATAGTTTTAGTAGCACCATTAGTCACATTTGTAACAACAAGGTTAACATTTGAACCAATAATCTTACTAGTAATACTATAAGTAAAGAAGTAGTCAAGACCAACAGTAGCAATATTACCTGATACAGTACTAGTAAGTTTAATACTAACTTCTACTATATTAAGCAAATAAGATTCAGCAGAGAATCCGTCTGTATCACTAGCTGTGATTACAACAGAGTGATTACTGTTAGCAGAGAATTTATCTAGTTGCGGAATAGTAAGAACTCCAGGAGTATTAGTCCAACCTTCTTTTCCTTCGATAATATTATTACCATCAAGAGTAACAGTAATAAAATATCTCTTATTATTCTTACTAGAAGTAATAAGATACTCTAACTTAATATTAGTAGTAACAGTAGAATAAAGATAATTAATATTACCTTCTTTTACTATATTACCATTAGTAAGAGTAATCTTATCACCAGTAGTTCCACCACCGCCACCGCTTCCGCCACCACCGTGTTCGGCAAGCCAAGCAATATATCCACCTTGCTTCTTTAGTTCTTGTTCATGACGAACAAGAACGTCATTAAGACTTTCGCCAGTTACTCCTTCTTCTGCTACTTCAGGGTCGATAAGACGAGGGTCTTCAACAATAATACCAGTAGCTTTTCCAGAAGAACTTATATCCCAATTACCAGTTTTAGGATTATACCTTTTAATATTATCTGCCATAATTAACCAATATTATAAGTTGGAAATTTCACATTAATTATATCATTACCATTATTAGTTTCTCCATTACCGCCAACAACTCCATAAGTTGGATTTAATCCTTGAAGATTAACATTATACTTGCCGGAGTTATTAAATACATTAGATAGCTTCTTAACAGTAGCTTGTAAATTAGGGTAATAATGTAAATCATCTACCTTACCTAGCTTTAAGAAATACTTAATATAAAAAGGATAACGTTGACCTGCATTAACTTTAGCCGTAACATCGTCTCTACTATTAATAGTAATACTAGCAGGAAAGAAATACCTTAACCACGGAATATTAGGACTAGGAAGTTCTTTATTACTAGTATGTTTATATCCACTAGCCTGACACATAAGATATACAGGAGCAGTTATTTCTTCTACTAATTGAAATGTACACAAGTGTTTCAACATATTAAAGTTAGTATTATTTTCCCAAGATTTAGGGAAAGATTGCCCTTTTAACGCACCTTCGGCAGTTTCCGTATATAATTCATCAGAATTAAAATCCTTCTTTAAAACGTCCGCAGTGACCTGTATGATAGGCTTCATAGAGCTGTTTTCGTTCTCTAAAATGGGATAGCTGCAACTGTACGTATGTTTGTGTCCACCAAGACATAAACGGTAATTGTGGGTCTGTAAGAACTTTGAGAACCAATAAGCGTTAGCTTTAGTTGTATTGAAATTCAATCTACTACCACTTCTCTCAACACTAGTGTTTTCTTCATTATTCCAATAAAATGAATTAATAAGATTTTGAGTAATAATAGTAAAAGGCATTTCATGGCAATAAGCTATCTTAGCTTTAGCATTAATTGCATTAGCATCATCTCTTTCACACCATTGTCTTATCAAATCATACATCACACCAGCAGTAGTAAGTCCGTAAACGTCTCTTTCAGTATTAGCACTTATCTCACTATTAACACATAAGAAATGATTATGTCCAACATCAAAAGAATATAATGATTCGACAAATATCTCTTTATCTTCAACAGTAAATACTGGCGGATTATCTTCATCCATTTCGTAACAATAGAAGAATCTAATATTAGTGGCATTAATCTTAGAATTATCACCACCATCACCAAGAACATATACATTAGCCGGAGTTAAATCATTGTTACCAACAGTTACCATTTCAGCAATATCGTATAGTGGTTCTCTTCCTGCTTCATAATCTAACCATTCATTAATACGATTACCATTCTGTGTCATGTCACCAGTATTAATCATAAAGTAACACACAGATATGTTACTGGTCTCATATCTATTAAAGTCCTTCTTTATTTGTCCGGCAGTTATTCTCCATACATTATATTCATCCCAATTAAAGCCTTGTTGGTCGGAAGTCTGAACAAAGTTAAGAACTTCGCTCTCTGCATTTTCACTCATAACTACAAATCTACGAATATCGCTCTTATAAGTTTCGTCTCTACCTACATAATATTCGTAATAAATATTCTTATCCCTTGTATGAGTATCATACTGTTCTCCTAAATGAGTAAGTATTACTTTATGAGTAGTAAAAGGAGTACCATCAGTAGTTATTGCACGAATACGATTATAATATTTACGAACACCAGTCTCATTTTTAAATGATTCTACTTTAGTCCAATTAGTATAACTACCGTCACTTCTATATGCACGATACCATAAATACTCATCATAGTAACCTACTGACACCCAATTGAAACACCTACTAGCATCATCATTAGGTTCATTAGATTCATTAAAAGTATAACAAGCCTTTCTACCTAAAGTCATAGTAACCTTATTAGGTTTAGTATGGTCTAGTAAAGTCTTATTAAAGAATATATTCTTGTTCTCAAAGCTAGCACGTGGAGTATAAGAATCTACTCTAGGTATTATGTTTGCTTCGAGATTAACAAAGTACATATCATTAGCGTTATTTCTAGCACTAAGAGCTTTAGTAGCTTGCTTAACATTGTCCATAGTATAGTACTTAGTAAATAAGTACTTACTATCAAGATAACCATAAGCAGTATTTTCAGCAGCATCAACTTTATCAGCATCACCAGCATTTAAGATTTGAAGTCCAACTAAATCAATATAACCTTTAGATACCCTTATAGGGGAAGTCGTGTTATTATAAGGATTCGCAACAGAACTAGGTGACGTTCCCCAAGTCAAGAAGAACTTAGCTTTCTTATTATCAAACTTAATAAGATTACCATCACTAGCATACCATTCCATATCATAAGTCTCAACTTTAATACGAGTAGTATTAGTATTCATTACTGAACATTGAGCACCTCTAATTAAGAATGTCGAACCTGCTTTGATATTCCCCCATAAAGGAAGTACTTCCCAGTTTCCACCTTCTGTACCATACTGTAATGATAGTCCATTAAGAGATACATCTTTACCTGTAAGATTACTAAGTTCAACGAAGTTATGAGAACATGGATTATAACTATATTCGTCACTAGTAATACCGCCACAATACAAAGAGTTAATATACAACTTTTGTAGATATAGAGTAGTTACATATACCCAACCAGTTCCAGGTTCTTCTTGTCCACCAGTAGGTTCTGCTTGCGGTGTATCTAACTCTTTCTTATATACTACTAGCTGTCCGTTATTATTAACCTTAACACGATATACTTGTCCATTAGGAGCAACGAAGCCAATAGTATCTAATTTATCTAATGCTTCATAATCAATACTGCCGCCACCGCCCGAACTAGTACCAGTAAGATTAACAGGTTCTCCATTAATCTTAGTATATAAACGTTTTACATCAGTAGCAATTAGAAGTTCGTAATCTACGAAATTATTAAAATTATCTTGGATTTCTTTAAGAGTACCATAATGCCCACGAATCGCTTTAGTATTAGGTTCGTATTCATCTGTTTCAGGTTCAAAGCTTTCACCAACAGCAGCAACTCTAATTGCTAATTGTCCAGTATTAGGGTCAATAGGAGTATATTCTTTTAATATAGACTTAGTAAAAGTATTACTAACATGACCGGGATTTATAATTAAATCTCTCTGATGGACAATAGTATCAAGATACTTTTGTATCACTTGAATAGATTGAATTATAGGAGCTAGCTTTTCATCTTCTTCAAGAGCTGCTCCTAATCCAGAAGTATCTACCCAAAGAGCATTTGTATTAGCAGGAGGATTGTCTTGTATATAAACAGTTTGAACTGGTTCATCTCCACTACCTTGTTGCTTAACTACAAGATTCTTGTTTTCAATACCTCCATTAAACCAATACTCGTTAATAATATTATTTTGTTTAATACCTACTGTAAGACCTACTGAACGTAATTCAGGAAGCAATTCTTTCAGAGCTTCTGCAATACTATTATAAGGTCCATACTTAGCATCAACATCAGGTAGAGGATTATAATTATCATCTACGCAATTGTTAACAAGAGGTTGACTTATACTTATTCCTTTTCTCATATTATTTATTTCTACAAGTTATACGAATATCATCATCGAATATAGAAGGAGAATATAAGAAGAATACATTATAATGAATACCATCATAAGTTCCACCTGGATTATTTGTCTTATAAGCACCTTCTTCTCCGTCCCAAAGAGTAGTAACAAGAATAGTACCATATTCAGCTTTAACAAGAGTCATTAACTCATCAGGTATCAATAAATAATGGATTTTCTTTTTCTGTTTAATAATAAAAGTATTATTATTACTTCCCGTAATAGTTCTAGGAGTGTTACCTTCAATAGCCATGATATCATTAATAGACATTTTATCAAATACTTGTGGAGCAATATCCGTATGTCCATAATACATTACGTTCATAGCAGGAACAGAAACACATTCTACAATATAATCATTAGAGTAATAAGTCTCTCCATCTTGTCCTTCTACACTAGCTCTGAATATATAAACTTGTCCTACTTCTGCATTAAGAACTAATTCATTGAACTTAACAGGACTATTAACAGATAAACCTGAAGCTATTATATTTTCTTTTTCATTAATTACTTGATAAATAGTAAGAGTATCTTCAACTACATATTCTCTATTAGCTATGACAAAATTAGCTTCATTATATTTTATCTTTTGAGAACCAGTTATAGTAATAGGTATATTTAGTTCAAATATCATAAATACTGGTTTCTCATCAGTAGTATATTCATCACAACCGAATTGTAGAGAACTATTAATGTAATTAATAAGTAAATCTGCTTGCTTCCAATACCCTAGAGTATAAGCTGCACAAGCAGATTGAAACATATTCCAACAGTTAATTACTTGACGATTGATACCTTTACAAGTAGAAGTACAATCTTTAATCATATCTACTCCTAAGTCACTTAACTTAATAAGTAGTTTTTTATAAACACAATTATACTTACTTGGAACATCAAGATAAGTATACATTCCATTTTCGTTCTTTCTCATTGCATTATTATTAATTCGTTATACATTGCAATTAGATTTTGTTGTTGTTCTTCACTAAGTTTAGATTCTACATTAGACATATTACTAAGAACAATCATAGCATTATATCTACATATATCTTCGTCAGTAAGAATGAATCCAATGTCGGAGAGGTGTACAACTTGTACACCTCTATCAACCAATTTGCTTTTTACATTATCGAAGTTTATGTCCATTACTTTAATGTATTATTTGTTATATAAGTTATGTAAGACTGAAACTTCAAGTTTATTTTATTATTAAAACTAGATATTTTATCTTCTTTACTAAGATTGTCATTAAACACTATCTCTATTATAGACTTCTCTACTGACGGCATCCAATCCTTTTTCATATTATCACTAGCCTTTACTCCATTAATTTTATATAAAGCTAAGCTAGAGAATACACTGTAAAACTCTGCATTAACTATATTATGGATATTAGCGAGTATATTATCTTTATTAGTATGGACGTGGTTATTAATAACAGTATTAGTAACGAACATTGTCAATCTCATTGCCGAAGCGAGCATAGAATCTTCTATTGCAGTCTTACATTTGTCCTTATCTTTATCTATGATATTCTTTGTAATATCAGTAATAAACGTTGAGACTTGTAGTAATGACTTAGATACTTCATCAAGAGTATTGCTAATAGAACTAACAAACTTTTCGCTTTCAGTCTTTTTCTTATTGTCCAACCACTTATATAGTAGTAGGAAAATAGAAATAGTTATCAAGGAACTCAAGCCTTGATTAAGAGCAGATTCGATAATTTCCTTCATCCCTATTTATGATTAAAGGGATTACTACTAATTTTAACATTAATAGCAACCCCTTTATTAAACTATTACGAGTTATATTTACAATATCTTCTTTAAGCTCCTGTTGCTGCTGCTGCTGCTGCTGCCGGAGTATTAACAGATGCAAATATTGTTTCAAGAGTAGCTATTTGAGCAGCTCCTGTCGGAATAGCAAGATGAATAATAGTTTTAACATTTTCGGTACTACCACTACGAAGGTCACGATGAGGATAGAAGGTTAGTGTAAATACTGTCCAACCGTCTGCATTAGAGAACTCCGGCAAAGTATATAACTTACGAGCATCATTGCTAGTAGAATTAATACCTTCACCACCAATACAACGAATCTGCAATTCTTTAAGAGCAGCATCATCATTAATTGGTTTTACAGCTTTTGTAGTAGTAATAGTTACTCCAAACAATGAATCTCCTGCAATCAGATTCCATGCTTCATAATCAGTACCAGTTACGGTAATTTTAGCAGCGACAACACTAGCAGTAAATCCTTCATTCTTACCAAGAGAATTAAGTTGAGTACTTAACTTCTTAGCAATAATAGCAGCAGTATCACCTTCACGAGCACGCTCACTAGCCGACCACTTATAACGTTCATTAAGAACAGTATGAGCTTTAGCCATAGTTAACGTATAATCCTTTCCTTCTACGGGGGTAGGAACAGTAATTTCCGCACTAAATTTAGTTCCGGCAGCATAGACACTCTTAACATAAGAGAAACGTCTAGTATCAATATCAGATACAATATTGGTATACTTGCTCTTATTAGCAAATGCTCCACCACCAACAAACAAGGTAAACATCGGAATGTTCTTAGTAAGAGCTTTCGAGATGATTGCACCTTCGTTGTCGTAAAGAGCAACAGCACCCTCTGTAATACCTGCTGCATTAACAGCAGCTAAAGTGGCGGGAGTAGTAGCTAATGCAACATTACCTGCAAACAACAGTCTTTCCATTTTATTCTAATTTAGATAATTCGTTTGAAACTTTCTCATAACTATTATTATTAGAGATAGCATTAAAGGTATTAACAGCCCTCTTAATAACTTCGTGCATAGCAATATCTGATAATTCATTCGTAGTATCAGTTGCAATGCTAATTAGAGTAGGATACTTAATATAATTAACTAAGAACTTCTCTATCTCGAATGTCGCTATTACTTCAATATTAGATTCAGTCTTATAACATATAGGACTTATAACAATAGATTTTGAATGATAATCGTTCATCGTTTCACTCACTAAGTCTAAGTCTATCAATCTACAACGATAAGACTTATCCCCCTTAAAGGAGTAGACAGATGTATAGAACATGGGTATTGGATAGTCGTTTAACTCTATCTTATAACCAGTACCAAACATTATATCTCCTTGTTTAGCGTCAATCTTAATACTAGTATGAAGAGGACTAAGTTCTGTTAATCTTATAACGTTATCAGAGATACCATCGAGTTCACGATTACCTTTACGAGAGAAAACATCTTTCACATATTCGATAGTCTCTAAATTGATTATTTCGTCTACCTGTTCGGGAAGTATTGCTCGCACAGTTTTCATGCCCATTTGTTGAGCTAGAAGCATGAACTCGTTATGTATCTCTGCTACTTTCATAATAAATAGTTATTATAATTTTAGTTTAGTTTCAAGTGCTCTTTTATAATCAGCATTTTCGGGGTTACTGAAATAAGCCAATGCTTCTTTCATGTTAGCTCCGATAAATCCACCTTCGGGAGTAAGAACAGTTTGATTAACATCAGAACGAACTAGCTCACCTTTGGCAATAGCTTCTTCAATGAACGCTTGAAGCTCAATTTGTGAATTGTTAAACAGTTTGTTGAATTTCTCCGGCTCTTTAATTGCAAAGTCATCAAGCATCTTTTCTTGGATAGTTCTATCGAGTAACAAGTTAGATAATACATCTTGTTTGTTACTAGCAGAATAACATACGAAAATAGCTTTGAACTTAGCATCGTTATCAATAGCATCAAGATAATTACGTCTTGCTTTGTTAGCTTGAATACGATTACGTTTAAGACGATTGTTTTCTCGTTGTTCATCTTTAATATAGAATTTAACACGAGGGTCGAAGCTAATAATAGCTACGTCTTTAGCGACAATAGGATAAAGTAAACAATGACGATATGCTAGATAATCATCTACTTTAATAGGATGTCCGTATTGATAACGAGTTGCTTCAAGAGCATTAATCTTAGTTACATATTTAGCAATAGCATCTTTCAACTGTTTAGGATTAGACTTTTCAGCATTATCGTATTCTTCGATAATTTCTGTCTCGTCTATCTTATAGTTCAGATAATCTCTTTTCTTATTCCATTGGAAAGAACAATTAAGTTTCTTTCCCTCACCATCAACAGGAATAGATATACTATTAAACCAACGTTGAACACGAGTAATATATTCCTGTGAGTTAACGGAGCAACCAACAAGAGAAGGCATGTATGCTTCCATTTCTTTATAGTTGCTAGTTAAGATTCTAGCTGAATTAATACTACCACCAATGCTATCATGACGGTCAACAATATGTCTAGCATTAACTTGACGATAAACAGAGTTAATAGTAATATCAGTAGCAAGAGCTATTGTAATATATCTTTCTTCTAAGAAGTCTCTATCTAAACCATCTTCTTTTTTAAGAAGTTGTTCATAGGTTTCTCTAGGAGTTTCCGGAGCTTTAGCCTGTGTAGTAGCACTAGGGCTATTAGTTGGATTATTTAGACTACTGCCGAATGTTCCGGCTTTTGGTGCTTGTCCTTCCATTATAATTTCAATTTTAATTGTTTAACTTAGAGTACGCACTCCAACATGAACATCTTCTCTTGTTTATCTACTTGCAGACCACGAGACATTTTAACTTCATATTGAGACTTATCAATATCCGTAGATATAGAATTGCTAGGAACAGAACCCCAAGACGGTGGAATAGGAGTAAGACCTTTCAATACACCAACAAGGTAAGACTGACCTTTCATACGTACCATACGAACATTGCGATTTCCGTTATATACAGAGTTGTCAATGAACATCAGTTTGTGAGATGTCATAGGCAAACCAGTACGAGGATGAATAAGTCCATTAGCTTTTGCTGTTTCAGCAATAGGAGATTTATCCAAGAAAGGAAGATGAATACAAGTAACAGTATGTCCGTCAATAGTTTTATATTTACGGAAGTATTTACCATAAGTAAGACCGCCATCTTCTTCACCAATCATTTTCTCTCCAAGAGGAGTAATAAATCCTTCGGACTTAACATCTTCACGGATAGCCATATCGAAATCTTCGATACCGCCTTTACCTGCATATAGAGTAATCTCCATAGAACCAGTATCAGTATCCTTATCAACTACATCACCAATAGTTCTTTTTAGCTTGCTAAGAGGCAAGTATTCACCATAAGTATCGTAGTTAGATTCTTCGAGGATTTCAAACATACCAGCAGTTTCAGGAATTGGTTGGTCGTTATCCCAATCCTTCATATCAATAGTACCATTAACAGTACGATTGTAACGAGATGTCCACAAGTCAATCTCATTAGAGATACGCATCTGAACATCGAACTGACGCATTTCTTCGTTAATCCAACGAGTGTCAGTACCACCACCTTTAGTCTTGAAAGCATAGCTAACAATAACATTACTAATGTTACCTGCAATTTCCTTGCTATAACGCTTGAATCCTAGCTGGGATTTCATAACACCAGGTCCCATTACATTAGTCTTGTTACCCTTAGAATAAGATTCAGGAATAGACGGAGCTAACATACACCAATACTTACCTTTTTCAAGATTAGCAGGGTCAACATAAGCACTTTTATCAGGATTCTTTAGCTGCAAAGAATACAGATGTCCACCATGACTACCAGCACCATGGTCTCGCATTACACGAACAGCAGTCTTACCATCAGGAGCAAGTAAACCGTACTGTTCGATAATAAGACCAGTAGAAAACTCAACCTTAATAGGTTTACCACCAATACCAGGAGTAGTATCACCAGTATCAGCCCAAACAATGTAATCATTGAATCTCTGACGACCCATTGTCTTCCAAGTCCACTCAACAGTAGTAATATCACGAACACCAGCAGCACCTTGTCCTTCTGTAAGGAAAGTTAGCGGGAATCGGTCATCTTCCATACCATAAGTGTAAGTCAGGAAGTTGTTAATCTCTTCCGGTTTTTGAATCATTAAGGCAGCAAGAGATTGCTCATTAGAGTAACCTCTATCATCATATCTACCTCTTTCGACTTCTCTTAATCTGTACATATTTGTTTTAATTTAGTTAGTTCAAGACAAGTTGGTCATTATCAACTGTCTTAGAATTATTACCTTTACTATTGATAATAACAGTCCTTTTACCAGTAGTTTGTGCTGCGGTAGTTCTAATAGATAGAACTTTCTGCTTATTAACAGCCATACCGACAAGACTAGCATAATCGCCACCAGTAAACCTAAGAAATGCTTTAAGTAAATCATCCTGCATACGAGCATTAGAATCGACTTTAGCTTCGTCTAACATATAGGCTGTATTACCTTCATTGTCAACAGGAGTAGACACATACTTCAAGAAGTCTTTGCGACTAAGCATTACTTTCTTTCCGTCTTTGTTACACTGAATTTGTTCAGGAATACTATAACCTAATAGTTCGCCTTTACTAATAGTCTTTTCTACATTATCCCAATATGCTTTCTCTTCGGCAGCAGCAGCAGCTTCTTTAGCTTCTACTTGTGCTTTCTGTTCAGCAAGTCGAGATTCATAAATACTATCAACAGCTTCTTTAGATTCAACAGCAGTATCATAAAGAATACCGGCGTTCTTACAATAGTCAATGAATTTATTTACATCTCCTTTTTTACCACTAAGTTTCCATTCTTCACGAATGAAAGTAGCTTGTTGTTCTTCGTTATCTTTACTAACAGTAATCTGACTTCTATCAGGAATTTCTACGAAGTCGTCAAGAGTACCGTTAAGTTTAAGATGATTAATAACTTGTTTTACTTGCGGATAAGTTTCAAACAGATTATTAAGAGCAGCAGTTTGAGCTTCTGCAATTCTATTCTGAATTACTGTATCAACATAAGCAGCAATACCTTCTGTATTATTATCGAATACAATAGGATTACCATTCTCATCTTTAAAGTCAGAACCGAAACGAGTTTGTAATTGTTCAAGAACACTTGGTTCAGAACCATTTTGAGATATAAGTTCAGCAAGTTCAGCAGCAGTACGAAATACAGTTCCATCGGCAGCAAGAGCATTACCGTTAGCATCAATAGTATAATCTACACCATCAACGTTTACAGTATCGCCTTCTGATAATACAACTTCTTCCCCCGTAGAGGAGCTTCCTTGCTGTCCTTCTCCTTGTCCCTGTTGTCCTTCTTGGTTTTCACCACCATTACCAACAGTACCAGTATTAGCACCTTCGCCTTGTCCTTGTTGTCCTTCTTGTCCAGCACCTTGTTGTCCCTGTCCGGCAGAATTGCCGTTAGCATCAGAGCCAGTACCTTGACCTCCAGTATTGGCAGTATCGCCAGTATCAATACTACTAGTACTTAAATCTAATTCATTATTACTACTAAAAGTTCCCATAATAAATATGTTTTGATTATTACTTTCACTCAAATGTAATCTAATAATATGAGAAAGCAAACTCTTACTAGTCTGAATACCCTTATCATTAGGTTTAGAATTGCCCGTATTCGTATTTAAGTATTACTAGAGTTAATCTTATCAGCAAAAACTTTGCGTTCGATACAGGGCAAAAGAATGAGCCATTTTAAGACCTGTCACGGCATTTTAATGCTTTCCTTTATAGTTCATCCATTCGATAGGGTAAATGCAACAGAGGCAAAGAAAACGCTATCTATGTCGATTCTATGGGTACGAAAAACCCTACGGAAAGTTCCGTAGGGCACGTCTGAATCATAGAGAATGGTATATAGCTAATTATAACTTAGTATTCACTTCTTAGTAGAACTAGATTTAGACTTAGAACTATCATATCTATTCTTATTCTCTTTAGCTATCTTTAGTTCATTATCTCTATCTAACGCAGAGTTAATCATATCTAAATCCTTAGCTCGTTTCTTTTCATTTAGTTCAGCTTGTTTCAATGATAGTTCAGCAGAATTATCTTGTGGAGCAGTTTGCACAGGTTGATTAGCTAAAGCAGCCATAGCAGCTTCTGTATCCATTCCTTTAGCAAGTAAATCATAATAACCTTTGATTTCTGCTAACCTAGCATCTTGTTCCCCCTTAGCAGCTATCTGTTCAAGAACAGCTTTATTCTTAGCTTCTTCTAATTGTTGGTCTAATTGTCTAAGTGATTCTTCATTCTTCTGACGAATCTCTTGATAACGATTAATAGCTAGTTTAAGACTGGATATATTACCAGAAGTAATAGCAGCAACAGCAGACATTAAATCTCCATTTTGACTAGCATTGAAAGCCCACTCTTTAAGTTGTTCAAACTTCTCTGTTTCTCTATCAGAGTTTTTAGCTTTGATTACGTATTGTCCGAGAGTATGATTATTTACATTAAGAGAGACATATTGCTTTCTATCTGACTTATCATAGTAAGAAGTATCTAATCCATCTATCCAAGCTAACTTGGAATTATTTAAATCTATTAGATATTCGTCCTCACGGAACTTATCGAACATATAGTTAATAATAACTGTACCCATTGAACCACGAATAATAGCTTCTTCTGTTGTACCTTTACCAGCGCTAGTTGCTATCTGTCCATAACGCTGTGGTGTCATATCTACCATTTCACGAGCACTAGCTTTAATAGATTCAATAAGATTAGATATTTCAGTAATATAACCAGATATATTAGCGTCAAGCATTTTAATAGATTGTGCTTTAGTACTATTAATATCTTCTGCATCATCATACGGAAATATACCCTCTGCTGCTATATTATAGATAGCTTCTTCTGCATCTTCTCCAAATAAAGACTTAGCTGCAACAAGAATAAACATCTTGTTCTTAGCTATCATCATCTCTCTATGATAAGAAAAGATATTGATTAATATTTGGAAAGGAGTAAGTATTTCTACAATAGAGAATCTTCCCATTTGAGGAAGTACTTCTTGAAGCCCACAATACTGTAATCTAACATCATCATCTAATTGGAAAGGAATAGGTTTAGCACCACCTGGATATATACCAAAGCGTTGACCTCCTATACGATAACCTTCGTAAACTTGTGGTTTATATACAGAAGTTATCTCAATATGTCCGAGTTCAGGATTAAATTCAAAATCATCAGGAACAATCATCTCATCAACTAATCCTACCTCATTAATGTACTTTAGTATCTTAACTTGTGTATAACCTCTCCAATTAACATGCCATACTTCTAGGAGTTCTCCGTTCTTTAATCTTAAATCATAACCATCAGAAGGAAATATTTCTCTATTATCGTTCTCATATCTCTTACACTTTTCAGGAAAATAATAACTATAAGCATTGAGACTAAGTGTACGAGTAGCACCGACTGTACTAGGATTATAATATTTAGTTATAAACTCTAGTTCTTCATCTGATAGTTCATCGGAGAACTGGTCTATTACTTGATTATAACTCATCAACATTCTACGAGCTACAATATCATACTTAGATACCATTTGTTCTCCATTAGGAACAGGAAACATATCAGTAGTTGGAACCCATTCTTTAACTAGCTTTTTACCACGAACAGTATGGAAACTATAAACTTCCCCTGTAACGATATAGTTAAAGTACTCAACTGGAATTATTGTCTCGTTATTAAGAACATCATCAATAACTTCTAATAGTTGTTGAGCTTGTGCACTTATTTCATCTATATAATTATCAATAAAGTTCTTTTCAAACTCTTCTGCATCAGCTGCTAATTGTTCAGGGTCAACCTCTTGTATTGGTTGTCCTTGAGCTTCTAGTTGAGCATTTTCAGCTTGTTGTTGCTGTATTCTCCTTTGAAGTTCTTGTTGAAATGCTAACATAGCTCGCTTAACTATATCTTCTCGAATAGCAGCGTCACGAGCCATAATGATTTCAGGATTATTAGCACCAACAATAAATTCATGTTGAGATTTAACGTATTCTGATAAATAACGACGAACTACATCATTAATAATATCAAGATTCCTTAGAGTAGCAGGAAACCTTTTAAAGTTCTCCTTCGTAGCATTATAAGGATTAAGTGTTTTACGATAGAACTCGTCAGGCATTTCTCCATGAAGTATTTCAAGAAGTTGTTCTGTCTTAGTTCTATCATTACACGCTAGTCCGGCAGCAATACAATAATCTATTGTTCTACCAGCCCAGTATTCATCCTTTTCAGAATTAGGGACACGCTGTTTAGGCATGTCCCCAAGTCGAGCATTTAGCTTAGCATCAATCATAACAATTCGCTTAGTTTAATAAGTATATTAATGTACCAATTAATAGCACCCGTACTTATTACTATAACTAGCATTAATACGAATCCTATCATTCCGCCAAGCAATGTAGCTAAAATATCCAAGAAATCAAACTTACCGCCATACATTTTATCTTTAAATTCCATGCCTACGGCTAAGCCTACTACTAACATTATTCCTAGTAATCCACATGGGATTGCGTAGAGGAAATGTTTTAACCTGTTGCTTTCTGTTAACCAACTCATAATTAATAACGTTTACGATTCCAAAAGTTTTCTTTCTCTGTTTGCACTCTCTGTCTATGTTCAAGCTGCTTTTTAGCAAACTTATCATTAGCAGCCCATTCAATACCACGAACAATCATTTCAGATACACGGTCAAAGTTACCACTATTAGACCATTTCTTTAACTCTAGTATAGACTGATAATCATATATAGTATGAAGAACAAGCATATCACGACCGTCCTCGAACTTCCCTATGGGGGAATACAACATTTCCTTTAACATCCGAAGACCATCGAGTTTAACTGTTTCACTACTAATATCATAACCAATAGTATTAATCTTCTTAGTATTAATATTAGTATCCCATAAATGAACTGGGTGATAACCTAAATATTTAACGGCTTTCCACTTCTTAAAATTACTAACTGTTTCACCACGATTAATCTCGACATTAGTTGTACCAAGACAATTATAAGTAACTGCAAAGTAATAACAGATTCTATCTGCTTTCTCTAGTTCATCAGGACGACCATAATACACGGCACATAATCTAGGACGATAACCATTATATATACAAGGATTCATCCAAACTTTAATACTATTATGTGAATGTTTATTAGTAAGTTCTTTCTTATCTTTATCAATACCAACAGGGTCATAACTAATACTATATATTCCCGGAGGAGTACCTTTAGTTAGCTGACCTGTCTTTTTATCTATGTATTCTACTTTAATTGGATTAAACCATTTACGAATACAACCTTCAGGGTCTTCATTAGAGTGACGAGGAACATTCTTAATATAATCAAAGTAGTCTTTCTTAAATACACCACCAGTAGCAGCAATACGTTCATTAGGAATAAACTCGAAATTATCTGAATCATACTCTACAAACTTACCATCTATATAGAAGTTATACTTATTAGACATCTTTAATTCTTGTTCCCATTCATCTAATATCTCACCACTAAATATATTCTCACTTACAGAACTAAATGATTCACTAGGCATATTAGCATATTGTCCACAATAACTAATAAACTTAGCAAATGATTTACTCTTAGCTTTTTCAGCAGCACGTTCTTCTTCTGCTATCTGAAAACCAAGAGCTATATCAGAATTACCATCATCATCAAGAGAAGTAAGAGTAGCAATTTGATTATCATCACCAATCTTATAACCTTCAAGTCCCCAACAATAAGGTTTAAAGTAACCACATACTTCCGGTCTACTATCTTTATCCCATACATTTTCAAATGCCATAAAGTTTCTACCTCTAGGGTCATAGAAGTTTTGTTCAAATGTTACCCAACCTGCATTAGCTTTACCGGCAGTACCCCAAGCATTAAGAAAACCAGTAGTAACAGAGCCAGTCTTTAGAGTAGGTTCAGTTACATCCATAAAATCATCAAAGTTCTCAAACTCTGACATCTCTTCACATTTGATTTCTCCAGCATCCTTACCAACAGCGGCAGAAGGATTATTTTTAGTAGATACAGATATACAAGCACTATTCCAACTGTTATCATCAATAATAGCTGTACTAGGGTCTTTATAACCTAAGATAAAATCACTAGCATCAATCTTAGCTATACCTCTAGCAAAAGGAGTATTAGATTCATAGAAGATAATTTGCTTCTTCATAAAGTCAGATAGACCTCCTGATTGAACCAAAAACTTATTATCACTAGCCGCATGAATAACAGCACGGTTAGGAGTAAGATTGATAAAGTTAGCAGAACCAATAGCTTCCATATAACTAAATCCACCACGTCTTGTCTTATCATTGATAAGAAACAAACCATTCTCCCGACAAAACTGTTTGATTAAGAAGTACCACCACTGGCAATCAATAAATCTAGGAAATCCTCTTATCTTACGACCAGTAACCTTACCTTCTTCTACTCGAAGTGTTTTAGTATCTAGTTTAAGAATACGACCATAATTAATAAAATTATAATGTTCACCAGTAATATAGACATCTTCTATCTCACCAGTTCTAGTATCCATAAGACATGGAGCTTTAAAACCAACAAGTCTACGTAGAGTTTCCTGTTTACGAAAGTTTATATGAGGCATACTATCTACTGCAAACTTAGTATAAACTCCTTCTTTTTCATAAGTAATAGCAGCAGGACGTAGAAGGTCTGTATTAACAAAACGCTTATGTGGGTCAATATTCATTAAGAACCCTCCACTTTCTCCTATTAAGAAATGGTCGAATGGGTCTTTATATCCACAGTCTCTTGCGTGTTTATATTTCTTTCCTTTATCTTCTTCATAATAGAATTGATAAAAGGGATATTCACTAAGTTCCATACTTATAATTAGTTATTTTAATAGTATAACAACAAGAATAGCTAGCACACCTGTACTAGCTATGAATCCATTACGTTGTTTCTTATACTTTTTAGACTTATTATATTCCTTATTAAGATTAACAATAGCTTGATTACCTACTATTGTTATTCTCTTTATTTCTTCACGTTGCTTAGATATAATAGAATCCTGCAAGTAGCTATCTCTAACTTTTAGTTCGTATAACTTCTTATAGGATTCATATTGACTTTTATACTCTTCTGAAAGTATTAACTTTGCATTGGCTATTCTTAATACTTCTTTATCTAGGCGTCGCTTCGCTCCGCCATCCCCCATAAAGGGGTGTGATTGCTGTAAACTATCTACCTTCGTCTCCAACCTTTGGATTCTCAACTCCGATTGGTTTTGACACAAGATATATGAAGCGTTCGAGAATAGCAATACTATCAGTATCACTAATTGCTTTATCAAATTCTTTCTCATACTGATTAGTATTATTAAGAGTATTGAGAATAGAATCTATTACTAGTTGTAAACTATCTCTTTTTGTTTTTATTTCCTGATATATAGTATCAGGAACGATAAGCGGGACTTCTACATTTTCCTTATTAAAAACAAAATTGTTTAATACTCCAATTATAACAAATGAGATTACTACTATTAATAGTCCTATTCCAATACTCTTTAGTTTCATATTATTAAGTCTTTTTCTTCTAACAACGTATAAGTAAATACATCACCCCACAAAGGAATTGCTAAGTTAACTATATTCATAAGTTCTCTGAAATCCATACTTCTAGCTAGAACTTGACAGCCAGCAGACCAACCGTCAACAACAACACTTGATTCTCCTGCTTTATGAATATTAATACCGAACATTCCTTCTTCTATTGTTGATTCATCAAAATCAAGATAGAAATCTTTATTAGCATCACGGAATACTTTAACAGGTTTATGTTGAACAAGAGCAAGATATTGTCCCTTATGATAACCTTTCTTAAAACAACCACGATACTGACCAGGAACTAGAATTGCACAACCTTTAATATTAACAGGATTAGTAAGACTTTTATAACCAGGGTCAGTAGTACAAGGATATATAGGAGTATATCTCTTACCATTAGCTGTCCAATAATCAATTATAAAAACATCATTGAACTCATTACTATGTTCTTTGGAACGAACACCAATAAGATTAAGATTATACTTACCTTTATCAAAGTAAGAATAACCTTTATTCTCTAGTGTCTTTCTCCAATCAACAGTACGACACCTATCTATTAATAAATTATTATATTTAGACATGATATTACATTTATATTATATAAATAAATTCATTTGTTGTTTCTGACTTCCATTAACAGTTTGATAACGGATATTAAGCATAGTATCTATTTCAGGTTCTAATCTAGGAATCTTATACCATTTAGCTGTTTCACTTTTACTTTCATCAATATGAAAACCATCTTTAAATCTTTGAGGTCTACCATATTGATTAAGAACAAATGGAACTTCAATATGACAAAGAGCTAAACCACGACAAGGCAAACCAGTAATAAGATGAACCATTTTAGCATATAGATTTAACTGCAAGGCATAAGTAGTACCATTACAATTAGGTAGACCACCAAATGGTGGAAGTAGAACATCTTCGGGCTTATGAACCCATTCATCTGTTTCTTGTACTGGACGAACAGTTTTATCTTTCTTATAGTATCCTGCTTGAAATCTAAGACCTGTACGATTAGTTTTCCAATCAAGAATAACAAAACCATCTTCACGAATAGGAAGTATATCAATAGTTCCACTAAGAAGATACTTAGGAAGAAATGCTCCTATCTCTGAATATATCTTATAATCTCGTTCAGTATAGAACTTAAATACTTTATATATTTCAGGATATTTATTTTCAGTATGTTCAATAAAAGCATCAACATCGAGAAGTCTTACATGACTATCGACAACATCTAAATCAGCAACAGTAACCATTTGTTTACTTTCTTGTTTATTTAGATATTTAATAGCATTAAAGAATTTACTATTTTGACGAATACCATCTTCAAAACTATTATGATAGACATTACCCATATCACAAGCCTTATCTCTTATTTTATCCCATTGATTCTTTATATCTTTAATAGAAGTGTTTTCTTCTTTAGCCTTATATTTAGCCCAATAATTAGAATCAAATTTAGGAACATACGAATGAATAATAGTAGTAGCACTAATATAAGAATTACCACAATTATCAGTATACTTATGAGTAGGTTCATCAAAGTATAACTTAGTTTGCTTATATTCAGGTTTAACTGGTATCATTTTGTACTTTCGTATTTCCCCCGTAAAGGAGTGTTAACAATACTATCACTTACCAATCCTAGCTCTCTCTTTTGAGCTTCTACTTGAGCTTCCAAATCACTAGCATCTTTAGCAGACATAGAACTAGTAACTACTTTACCACCACGAGCTTTCTTCTGTTCTATTTCAAGAGCAGCAGCTTGTTTAGCTTCACCTAAAGATTTAATCTGATTAGGAATGATATTAATAATACCATTTAGCTTAGTTATCAAATCAATAACTGGTAAAGTATCTTCGGCTTGCATACCTGCATTAAGTTTATTAGTAAGTTGTTCACTAAGTATATTAGCTGCACGAGAACTATTATGAACTGCTCTAAGAATAGTTTCAAGAGCTTCGCCTGCAACACCCATCTTATCTTCATGATATCTATCAACAAGACGAAGAATAAGAGCATCGGGTTGCCAATCATTAGGAAGAGCGTAATTAGCCCTAGCAGACGCTAAGGCTTCTGGACGACTATATCCCATTTGATTAGGTAGAGACTTAGGGTCGGCTAGATAAAAAATAACTCCGGCTTCTTTAAGATACCGAAGTTTATCTTCACTAGTATCACGAAGATATAACTCTCTTACATCTTTATCCTGTATCTGATAAACGTTAGGAGCAAAGGGATAACCTTGCTCGTCAACGCTAATCATACCTGTTAAATCCAAAGGGGCAATCTTCGTAATCATAACCTTTATTATTTCTTAGTTCAATATAGTAATCAGAATCATTAACTGGCTTCATCTTACTAAAGAAATACATATATAATTTAAAAGACCTTTCATCTTGATTAAACTCTCTAAGTTTTCTTACAGCTAACTTACGATTAAGTCTAACAGTTCGAGATATTATCGAAGTTCTACTTCTAAATTTACTACGTTGAGCCATTCGAGTAGCAACTAAGCTCTTTTTAAATTTCCAATATTCTTCATTAGTAAGTTCTTGCCTTTTAGCCTTCATTACAGGATGATGTTCTATTGCATCTAACTTGGCTTCATTAACAATAAATCCACCAATAAAAGGAATTGAAACTCGTTGTAGACTTTTAATTCTATCAATAATTTGGTCTTCGATATTATCTATAATATCATCTATTATTTCAGCTTCAAGAGGTGTAACACCTAATAAACTAATAATATCAGGACGAGTTACTAATAACTCCTTTTTCTCTTTTAAATCAATAGAAGGCATCTAGTTTATATATTTAGTAAGTTAGTAGCTACTATAAACTTTTGAGGTTTACCGCTAGGAATAAGACCTTCGACAGAGTTCTGACCTTGAATATCAGTAAGACGGACAATCTTATAGCCAATACAAACTACTGTTTCAGCAATAGTAGTAATCAACTTACCATTATCTCCTTTCTTTTCAGTAGTAACAGGATTCACTTCTGTACCAAGTAAACTAATAACAGAACCACTTCCAACTTTACGGAATATCTCACCACGAGCAATACTAAGATTTAAGTCTTGGTCGCCACGAATAAATTCAGCAAGATTATAAGGAGTAAGTTCATTACTACGAGGATTACAATCTATACCAGTAAATACATCAGATGGAGCAACATATAAGAAACGATTAAGCATAGCTCTATCTTCTTCTTTAACATCATCGGCATAGTTAGTCTTAACTAATATAAATCTAGTACTACCAGTACCCTTTAAATCAGGATTGATAATCTCACGAAGTTTAGCAGTCTGAATAATAGCGACAATACCAAAATGCTTAAACGGAGTTATATCTTTAACTCGGTCAGAAACATATTTGAAATCAATTTCTCCGATGTGTTGAGGAACTAAGAAAGTTTCTCCTTTAGTTTTGTTCTCTAAATGTAACATGATTACTTTAATTAGATTGTTAATACTATTAATTAAGTTGACTAGCATTACTAAAAGTAATATATGCACCAGTCATTAATAGTACAAGTATACGAATAATATTCGTACTATCAATATCTAACTCGTTAAAAAACCTTTAGAATTGTATTCGCTATATAATTCACATCCGTTCACACTAGTTCACATTAGTACACACTCTAATACAAATCCACTACTTAACTAAAATATCGACTAAATCTTACCATTCTATTTTTACAATCCTAATCCTAAATCTTTGGACTCTTCGATAGAAGAGGAGAAAGGTAATACACAATAAGACCCAATAGACAACTAATACTATATAATATAAGTAAGACCAATTAAGGACTTAAAGGAATTAATTAGACTAATAGGACTAACTAATAAGATAATTCTTCTATAAGAAGAGTTAGACTACTAACAACAATAGATATACAGAAGGGAATTAGAAATACTATTAGAACTAACTAATGTATATAGACTTAGAAATAGGACTGGAACTACTATTAGAAATAGAATTAGGAATAGGACTAATAATGAACTTAGAAATAGGATTGGGACTATTAGAAGAAATAAACTTAGAGGTACTACTATTAGTGCTGCCCCACAAAATAATATTTTTCATGAATATATTTTTATCGAGGTGAACTATAAGTGTTATAGGTAATACTTAGATTAATAGAGATAGAACATCTAATAGTATTAATAATAAGAATACTATTAAAGATGAACTTAGAATTAGAATATCTAATAGTATAGGAAGTGCTACTCCCAAGAGAAATATATTTTTCGTGAGTATATTTTTTCGGAGACGAAGCTCCTACCACTCACCGCCCCCTACTCCAAACCAATTCCAATACCCCCGTCAAGACCAAATGACCTTAAACATATTGCTATTAATATAAATGTTTAATTAAATACTTATGTTTATGATATTTCTATTGTTGTTATCAATAGCAGTAGCTATGACTACTGCTACTTATCTTTCTGCTATTAGAAGACAGAAGCGGGATTGGAGAAAGTATGGTCGTGCAGGTGAAACCTACGACAAGTTTTGTTCACGTTATTACACTAGATACGTATGAATACTAGTAATAAGATTAAAGTGGTACACTTAGCATTAAGTATGCTAGGTGTGCCAGTATTCATACATCTAAGTTACATTAAGTTGTATGATAACCATGTGAATAGCTTTCTAATACTATTAGTAGTGTTAGTATTTATACTAAATGCTAACGATGTTGTTAAAGAACTATTGGCTTAATCAAACCAAATGACTTTAAACATATTGCAGTTACTATCAAACCAAATGACTTTAAACATATTGCCATTATGCGTGTAGTCGGGATGCACATTGGTTGAACAGTTGCCGACTGATTTTATAACATTTAATTTCATTTTTATTATGGGAACTAAAGTTAATGATGCTGCTAGATTAGCAGCAGAAGCAGCTGCAAAAGCTGCAAAAGAAGCTAAAGCTAACGCTAGTAATGATGCTAGTAATGATGTTAGTAATGATGATGCACGTATCGTTAATTTGTCCGAGTATCAAGGACAGGATGCAGACGATATTACTCGTCTGTTGCTTGACCGTCCTGATTTTGAGAATCACGACAGCTTAATGATTACTAATATCATTGATAATAGTAATCGTTATGCTGGTGCTCTTACTGTTGTTGTTAATCGCAACATTCCACAGTTTGTTAAAGATGCTGCTAGTGGTACTTATGTCGAGTCTACGACTCGTAATATATTTACTACTCGTATTCAGCTTGCAGCTATTCTCAAAGGTCAGGGCGAGCCAATGCTTGCCAACGCTGTTATGACAGCTCCGTTGTCAGTACTACACGTTATCTTCAAGAAAGCACGTATTAGCGTGCTTGGACACGTACTTGCGCAAGGTGAAGTATTCGTTAATCCGTTTGCCGCTAAGATGTCTCGTGAAGAACGTGTTAATGAACACGACCGTTATGAGTATTTCCCGTATGAGTTGTCGATGAGAACTCTGTCTCTTGCAGACGAGATGCTCGTCGCTGACATGTTGGCTAAATACCAACCTGATGCAGAGGGTGCTGCCTAACCAGTTACGTAGTGGAGAGAAATCTCCACTACTAAACTAAAGTTACACCATTCGGCATGTGTTCGACAATACTCTCGACTTGTGCTCGCTAACTGGGATTGGAAACGACACTAGTCATCTGATAAGCGAAGCTAACCAGCTGATAAGCTAAAACCCTTGCAAAACCACATCAAAACCCTAAGGGTCGCAGCAGCTCCTCGTTAGCCAAGAGTAATGGACTAATAGCAGAGTTAGAAAATCTGATACAGAATCAGATGCGTCTATATTATATATATATATATTATATACGTTAGTATATAATTATAATATATATATATATAGGGGTCGAAAAGACCGTCCGCAAGGTCGGTGACTATTGTCGTAGACAATAGGAGCAAGCTCATACAATCACACCAATAACAACAAATAGTATCAATAACATCAATAGTATCAAGACTATTACTAGTATTGACAACATCAATGCTCGGAAGGGTCGCTAAGGCTCCTCGTTAAGCTAGATAGTAGAGTAGACAATAGAGTGAGATAATACTAGTGGAGTAAGAATAGTTAGAAGATGTAGATAAGAGAGATGAGTTGGTTAAGTAGTGGGACTACTCCCTCTCCTACCTCTACTCCTTCATTCTAACTCACTATTCTTACCTACAATGTTACAACTATTACCTAAACCATTTCGTTTATGGAGCTAGGATTTGAATCATATTTATATAATAAACCTATTATTAGACATGATTATTATAGTTTTAGTCCTTACTATTATATTGATAGTTGTTGGTTGTTAATTGTCTAATCCGATTAGAACTTTGTTCTAATAGTCTTAGAGTTAGGATTTGAATCATATAATAGTCCTAATTGTTATAGATTATTGTTGTTAGTAGTCTTGGAACTAGTTCCTAGTTCTCAATCCTATTTATATTGTAGCAATAATATTGATAGTTAGGATTTTAATCCTATTCTTATTATAGTCTTATTCTTATTATAGTCTTATTCTTATTATAGTCCACATTATTATATTGTTTACTGTTCTATTATTGTTCTATTATTGTTGCTATTGTTGGAGCGTCACTACCATTGTCTTTGACAATAGTAGTTCGAACGATTCCGATAATAACAATACTATGTATTACAACTGATAACAGAAGTAACATTATTGATAATACCATTATTAATAATTGTATTGTTGTGTAGCTTGAGTTGTCCCGCTCGCAAAGCTCGCTTTTCTCCCCCATAAAGGAGTGACATTACTGTACTTCTTTTACTCTCTATCTTATCTACTTATTAACTTATACTATTATGTCTAACTACGATATTATTGTCTTAGCATTACTATTTATTATCGCACTTATTAAATGCAGTGAGTTTCTTATTAACACTAAGATTACTCTTCTTACTACATTATTCGCTTTAATAATAGTTGCGTCTACTTTATGTATATTCTTAATATTATTTGATATTACTTCACCATGACAGATTATCAGTTCCATATATTTCTATCTTTAATTGGGATAGTTATATAGCTATGTTATTTAATGTTTAATTACCTTTCTTATAAGAAGGTTATTATCATTCGTTCTTTAGTTCAAACTATAATAACTTATATAATAGTTATTAGTTTTTATTCGTCTACTATATAGTACTATACTATTATAGTATGGATTCTACTTCTAAAATTAAATTCTTAATAATTAATACTTATATTTATGAAAGCTATTGTAAATGATAAAAAGCATATAACTCTTGTATCTCATGCAAATGGAGTTACTATTGTTGAAGCTAGTGGTTGTATAATTGATTTAGATTTTCAATCACTTGCTTCTATTTGTGAGATTGCTGACTTAGGCAATACTTATACTATTAAAGATTGTGATGAGATTGAATCTCTTAAATCTAATAATAATGAGTTAACTGAACGTATTAAGTTTCTTGAAGGACAACTTACTAATAGCGGTAATAGAATTACCGAATTACGTAATCAAATTGAAGAGCAAGAAAATGAATATAAAGATATTATTGTAAAGAAGGATAAGATTATTGAAGAGAAAACTAATAGTCTTATTAAGTTAGAGAATATCGAAGATACTCTTAATGCTACTGTTAAAGTTAATGAGGAACTCAATACTCAATTAAGCCGTTCTAAAGAAGATATTGATAAGCTCGATAAACGATTAGAAGAAAAGACTTCTCTACTAGCTGAAAGAACTCATACTTTAAGAGTTTTTAGACAAGCTCTTTATGATTTGAGACTTTATGTTCAACCATATAAAGAATACGAGCTAGATTTTGAATGGCTAACTATTCGTAATTCTATTGATTCTGGTTTCTTTATTCGATTTAAAGATATTGCTAGTGCTGCTAGAGCTATTGGTGATTGTAGATATTACATATCTCTTAAAGACGTATTAGATAAATACGAAAATGATATTGTAGACTTCAATGTCTCTGCTATGGATATTTATTATATTCATAAAGCTAGTCCTAATGTTGTTCGTAAGTTCAATTATGATAATTTTAATATTACTTGTAAAGACCAACGTACTGCTAATACTATTAATACTCTATTGAATTGTTCTAATATATCAGTTTATGATATAATGGATAAATTCAAAGATGATATAACTTATAGCAATACTCATTAAATATTATCATTATTGTTTGGTATTTCCATTATTTATTGCTATACTTGCATCCGTATTACAAAATTTAAGATTATGTATGACGAAGGTGTAGAATTTCCTATTTGTGGTTTAGTAACCGATATAGACTATCTCGACTGTGAAATGGCTAATAATTGGAATACTGGAAATACTCTAAGCGAGGATAACATAGACCTCGACTTAGATATAACTCATATTGAAGATTAATTAAATACTAATAGTTATGAACGAATTAAAGAAAGATGTCGATATTTTTAGTAAGAAACGTCCAACAGTTAACGAATTAAAGACAGAAGTTATCCGTCTACGTAAATCTAATGAAAAGTCTGATGCTGGTCTTAATCATTATAAGGCTATGTATGAAGGAGTTTGTCATGAAAATAAAGAACTTCGTAATATGTCTTCTAAATTAAATTCTGCAAAGAATCAATTAGAAGCTAATAATAAGGCTCTTAGTGATAGTGTTGAGCATCTTGAATCTAAATTAGACAGAGCTAACAAAGATTATGAAGAGCTTAAAGCTAAGAGACAGTATAATACTGTTGGTTTTGTTATTGCTTCTCTTATTGCTTTAGGAGCTGTTGCAGTTATTATTTTACGTTTAGTATAATGCCGATACGTACTCTATTTAATTAATATCTGACAAAAGGGTTAAATAAATGTCGGTTTCCACTCTATTAAGATTATTCAGGTCGTGAGATTAGAGTAATGTTAGTAGAGTTTTTTATTGTCTAATTTAAAAATTTATTATAATGAAAGATATTATATCTGCTATTTTAGCTTGTGCTTTAGCTAGTGGTTCTGATGTTAATCTTATTGATTCTATTAAAGAAGATTATCGTAAGGCTTTTATTAAAGGAGAATTTAATAAAGCTATTCTTGAAGATTTAGAAAATCTTAATGTTAAAGGATTGAATAATCTTCTTGAAGCTATTCTTGATGGTAAGTATTCTATTGAAGATAAGATTAAAGCTGTTGAACAATGGGATAGTATTATGCTTTCTTATATCAAATATATTAGTGATATGAGAGACAGCGCTAAAGAATCTTATGATAAACTTCTTGCTAAATATGAAGCTAGTAAAGCTCCGATTTATTCTGTATTCTATTGTTCTGAAAATCATCTTGTATTCCTAGACAAGAATGATAAGCTAAGAAAGTCTTTTAATGGTAATGCTAAAACTCTTTACTCTGGTAATAGTAAAGATGAAGCTCGTAGAATATGTGAATTATTTCTTAAAGATTGTCCTGATTTTTATTGTGTAGATTATACAAAGATATATAATAAGTAATTTGTCAATTTTGTTTTATCTGTTTTAGTTAAACTAAAATTAAATTTGTCGTATTGTAATATCTATTATTCGTGAGAATAGTATTTATTGGTTTTATGGAATTATAATAGTGCTGTTCGTGAGAATCGCACTATTTCTTTTCTTGATAGCTCTGATGATGACTAATCTAAGTTGAAACATTGACCAAATGGTTGAAGTAAGGGAAATCCTCTTCGTAAAATGTCAGCTATAAATACATAGTATTTGTGTTTAATACAAGTTTATTAATTACTGTCGTGAGATAGAACAGAATTTAATCTAATTTTTACCCCTAATTTAAATTACTGTCGTGAGATAGAATTAGGACTTTTATAAATATTAATTATTTAGCTTGGAGCAGAAGCGTCTGCTCCTTTTCTATGATTATTAATTAATTAAAACTATATACCGACATGAATGAAAGAGAATTTATTAAACTAGTTAGAGAACTACATCTTTTGCAGTTAAAAGTATTAGGTGAAGAACATCTATCTATTGAGATACGTCTTAGTAGAATTAAACCTGCTACTTATGTTAGTTTCTTTTTAAACATTTATGATTCTCAAAGGAATATCAGAGAACTATATTTTAAAATTATGTATAGTGATTCCATGTATACTGGTGAAACAAAGAATGAAAATTCTATTGTTAATAAGAGAATTCTAAATGAAATAAAGGAGAAAGTAAAAGAATCACTACTCCTTTATGGGGGAAGAAAGCGGAGCGAAGCGGAGCGGTCAGATGCTCCTATTAAATAATAATAATTAAATACTAAACGTAATGATTAAGAAGAAAATTAAATTCGGAAAGCATGAGAGAAGCTATAAGTTAGTAGCTTTTACTCTTAATGTACTTGAAAATACTAGTGTTAAACTTGTTAAGATGGAAGAAAGGAGACGTATTCCTAGTTATGCCCAAGCTCAACGAGTTTAAACAAGATAATGGTAAGCTCATTGTCACGACTGGCAAATGTCTAGTTTGTGGCGATGAGCTTCTTGTATTTGGTACAGATAATATTTATATTTGTCCAAAATGTAAGGAAATATTAGATGGTGGTAATTGTTTAGTTCTTGAAACCATGTTTGTTGAAGACAATAGAATTGTTACTGCTAGAAATTGTATTGTTCCTAAAGACCAAATGCATACTAATGTTCCTATTGTATGTATGCCTTCTGATGAATTTAGTAAGTTATACGAAATATATAAAACTAAAGCTAATTAATATGGTTGTAGATTTAAAACAATGTGTTAATCCTGATAGTACGTTTGATGTATATTTTGAAGGACTTAAAGCTGTTATATCTCATGATGCAGATGTTAATGCTTATCATTGCATTATTATAGATGTTCATGATGATAGATGTTGTGAAATTATTCCGTTACCTAGGATTATGAATACTGATAAGTATAAGATATTCCCCCGTAAAGGAGCGTGTTGTATACAATATCTTCCTAATCAAATTGTTAAATCTTAGTAATATGGGACTAAGTTTTAAACTATCTGCTGTAAATGAGGAAAAGAAGATTCCTCGTGAGAAAGTAATAATGCAAATTGTTGTAGGTACTATTGTTCTACATAACAATGAATATAAGTTCAATCCTAAAGGTACTGATGAACTTATTACATTATCTGAACGTTCATGCTCATGTAAAGGCTTTAAGACAATATATACTCGTGCATTGGATAGTCATGGTAGACCTACTAAGATTGTTAGATGTACTGATGCTTATTGTACTATGCCTAGTTGTTATATTCCATTTAAGATAGGATTACCAGTTAAAGGTTATATTCTTAAATGTCGTGATAATATTGATAAATTTTTATTGAAATGCAATGAATTTTGAAAAGTTTGATGATGCTAAGAAAGATGATAGTGTCTTAAATAGTTTTACTCGTGACCAAAAGATTGCTTATGAGAATCTTGTAGCCTTTATAGAAAAAGGTTATGTTGAAGGTGATTATAGACGTGCACTTATTGGTGCTGCTGGTACAGGTAAAACTTATATGATACGTGAAGTAATAAAGAGATGTGGTTTAGCTAAATCTGTTATTGGACTTGCAGCTCCTACTCATAAAGCTGCTCGTGTACTTCGTGTATCTACTGGATATGCTACATCTACTGTGGCTAGTGATTTAGGTCTAAGACTTAATACTGATGTTACTGATTTTGATGTTAATAATCCTCCTTTTGACCCATTGGCTGAAAAGAAGATTAAACAATATAAGCTATATATTGTTGATGAAGCATCTATGATTGGTATTAATCTTAAAACTCTTATAGAAAGAGAGTGTGAACAGTTTGGCTGTATGCTTATTTATATGGGTGATAACTATCAGTTACCGCCTGTTAAAGAAACTCGTTCGCGTTGTTTCGATAACATTAAGTTTTATACTCTTAGACAGATTGTAAGACAAGAAGAAAGTAATCCTGTTAGTGAATTATTAAGGATATTGAGAAAGGATATTGATAATAGAACTTGGAAGTTCCTAGAGTTTATCAATAGAAATCGGTATGCTTTTGATTCTACTCAAACTAAAGGATATTATACTTGTGGTGCATTTGAGTTTCAATCTCTTGTAATAGACGGATTTTATAATGAAGAATTTACTAGAGATGTTGATACTTGTCGTCTTGTTACTTATACTAATAAATCTGTGTCTGACTGGAATAAATTCATTCGTAAGAATATTATTGAAGATAGTGGTAAAGCAATTCTAACTAAGAATGATTTAGTAATGTCTTATAATACTTTTATTGATGATTTTAAAGAACCTATTATTATTAATTCCGAAGATTATATAATACATGATATTAAGAACTTTACTAATAGAGATAATATTCATGGATTTAATGTAACCTTCATACGAGTTAATGGTGGTAATAGAACTAAGCCTTTATTTGTAGTAGACCATTCTGATTTTAATAATGCTATACTTTATTATAAGTTAGGTGAATCTTATATTTATAATGCTATTAATGCTGATAAATATAATAGAACTAAACGTTGGAAAGAATACTATGAATTTAGGGAAAGAAACTTATTATTAGTTAATCTATTAGATAAAGCTACTAATAAGATAAAGTTCAGTCGTGATTTAGATTATGGATTTGCTCTTACTGCGAATAAGGCACAGGGAAGTACTTATGCCGATGTGTATGTAGATATAAATGATATTGTATTTGATACTAGAACTGGTAATCCTTGGGGAAATATAGATGAAACTCTTCGTAGATTATATACAGCTTGTAGTAGATGTAAAAATCGTTTATATTTGTGTTATGGACAATAAATAAAGTATAAGTATGAACTCTATGTGTTATGATGTCGAAGTAACTAGAAATTACTTCTCGGTAGTATTTGTTGATTTACGTAGTTATCTCAAAGTATTTAGTGATTGTGTTGATAATGAAGGAAAAGCTATTCCTCTTATTGATAAACTTACTGTTGCAGAGATAAAACAACGTTTAGAAACAATACCTAAGAAACGTTTTGTTTTATATGAAGATGATGATACTGATTTATTCAGTTTATTATATTGGTTACAACAGAAAGCAGATTATTTCGGATATAATAATCGGAAGTACGACCGCTTAATGTTGAGTGCATTGCTCATGTATTATAATCAATTTGATAAACCTAGTAAGTTGATCACATTCTTATATGAAACATCACAGAGAGTTATTCGTAGTTCTAATAATGATACTCTTTGGACTGATAACTTCACTTCTCTTATACTGCGTAATAACGTGGCATTTCGAGACTTAGATTTATTCCAAATCTTTAGGCTAGACCATTATCATAAAAGTCTTAAACAGACTTCTATTAATATTAAATGGTATAATCTAAAAGAGTATACTATGCCACCTATTGGTGATTTAGATAGACATTATTATCACGAGAGATTGCCCGAAGCAAAGGGAATGACTGATAGAGAACTTAATATTCATTATCGTAATGTATTTGAGCGATTTATTCCTAAAGAATATCTTAATGAAATGGCTGATTATAATGACAATGATGTATATATTGTTGCCGAGCTAATCAGAATGAATCAGGAAGAAGTTCTTTTAAGGTATCGTATTAGTGAAGAATATAAGGTAGATGTGTATTCTGCTAGTAGAAGTACAATAGCTGATAAAGTTATTGTTAAACTATATAGTAAATTTACTGGTCTACATCCTAAAGCCTTTATTGATACTAAGACAATACGTAGGAAAATTTTGGTTTCCGAAATCTTGTCAGATAAAATCGCATTTTCGACCCCTGAATTGAACGATATTTTGTCAGACATACGTTCCCTTACCTTACGTGGAGAAAAGGGCGAATTTGACAGGGAATTTACCTTTATGGGCACGTCCTATACCATCGCAACTGGGGGTTTACATTCAAATGAGATTCCGGCTGTATATGTTGAAAATTCTGATAGTATTATTGTTGATAGAGATGTTGCAAGTTATTATCCTAATATGATACGTAGTCTTAAAGTATGTCAGAAACACCTTATTCCTAAAGCATGGTTTCGCATAGCCGATACTATTGTTGATGAACGACTAGAACATAAACATTTAGCCAAAGATAAATCTCTTGATGTTATGGAGAGAGATAAACATGCTACTGCTGCTGCTTGTCTAAAGATTGTAGCAAATGCTGGTATATTTGGTAAAATGGGAAGTGAGAAGTCATTCTTATGTGACAAGAAAGCAATGTATCAAGTAACTATTAATGGTCAGTTATTCTTATTGATGTTAATAGAGAAACTTGAACTTGCAGGTATTCATGTTATAAGTGCTAATACTGATGGTATTGTAACTATTGTTCCTAGAGAATTAGAACAAACTGCCGATGATATTTGTCATTGGTGGGAGAAACATCTAGGATTAGAGCTAGAATTTACATATTATACAAAATATGTAACTGAAGGTGTTAATAGTTATCTTACTGTTAAACGGGGAGGTAGTAGTAAGTTCAAAGGTAGAATGAATCCTAAGATGTTCTTAGAGGATTTATCTAAAGGATATAATTCTCCTATTGTAGCTAAATGTGTTACTGAATATTTTATTAATGGTACTCCTGTTATGGAAACTCTTAGAAATGCTAAATCTATTCTTGATTTCTGTCGTACTCAAAATGTTAATCATAAGTATAGACTAGAGTTTACTCATGTTGTAGACGGAAAGATAAGAACAGATGTAGTGCAGAGGAATACAAGGTTTTACATCTCCTCTACGGGGGGAACATTGATGAAAGTTGAGAGTATGGGCTGGAATGAGCGTAACGAAGAACAAGTTAAGAAAAGTTCTCTATGTGCAGGTCAACGTGTTTCTATATGTAATACTGTTGATGATACTGATATATCTGAATTAAATGTTAATTACTTATATTATTATAATGAAGCTATGGCTATTATAGAACCAATAGAGCAAAGTCGTAATAATAAAGGTAAAGGTAAACGTTTAGTAAAGAAATATTATGGAATGAGAAATACATTATTTGATTAATAAAATGGATATAGAAAAGATATGTATAAATAATCTTGGAAAAGAGATTATATTGGATAAAGTTAAAGGAATGATAATAGGATATAATACTATATTAGAATATTTAATCATTTCTTTTACTGATAATTATGGTTCTGACTTTTCAATAGATAGCAATATCATTCTATTAAATAGTCCTCTTAATCATAGTTATGTTCTTGTTAATCCTAAACATTATAAAGAACAACTTGTATTATGAACGATGTAACCGATATTTATAATGAAGCTGCTAATAAATGGTCTGCTAACAAAGGTGTGGGTAGTGTTATTCTATCCGAACCACTAAGTGTAATGAACTTTGTTACAATGGTGTTAGATAAAATGGTAGCTAAAACTCCTGATTTAACGTCTCTTATTATAACAGAGACTATGGAAGATAGGGCTAACATTAATTATTATCTTGATAATACTTCTGAATTTAAAGAGATTCATAAACAATTAATAACTGATAAGCGATGTCTTATACTCACTCGTGATTATGTTGAGCGTTCTCCGTATAAACCTAGTCCTAGTAGTCATAAAGATGTACTTATTACTATTAATGTAAAGAAGTTCAGAAAGATTGCAGAGAAATATAGTGGTAACTATTTTAAGTTTAAACTACTTGCTACTAATGCTATTGATAGTGTTGCTGATAATGCTGTACTTATGTATAAGTATGCTCCTAAAGTATATGAAATTAATTATGCTCACTTAATTAATCGTTCTATTCATTCCCCCATAAAGGAGTACCAAAAGGGTGTTATTCTAACTGATGCTGATAGAATCTATTATGATAAATGTAGCCAATATATTAATGAAAGTGTTACTATATTTGGTACTTTTGAAAAGTTAGAAGAATGTCGTGTTGGTAATACTAGACTTAATATTGCTGCTGAAACTTGTAGATTACAAGTAGCAGAAAGTAATGGTTGGTCTGCTAAAATGGATATGACTGATGCAATGTGTCGTAAGATTGATGAATTATATAATCCTAGTGCTTTAGTCGAGAGAGTTACTCAAACTTATAATATTATTAGAGAACGTACTAAGGTAGTTACTGATAATATTGTTAAGCTAGATGTAATACTTGATATAGTTAAGGAAAATATAGGCAAAAGAATACTTATTATTTCAAAGAATGGAGTGTTTGCTGGAAAGATAACAGAGTACCTAAATGCTAATATAAAATATGAAGGTAAATCTATTATGACTAATGGTGAGATATTCCAAACTGGAATGAGTATTCTACAATATGACTATTGCGGAAACTATCATAATGATATGGAAGGAATACAGGCTTATGATAAGAAAGGTAAACCGAAAGTATATAAAACTGGAGCTAAAATCGGACAACCAGTAATCATGCAAGCAAGAGCGCAGAGAACGCGAAATTTGGAGCTATTTAATGACGACTATATGAAAGTATTGTCGGCAAATAATTCTATTGATACGAGCTTTATAGGAGTTGTAGATATAGTGATTTTCACTTCACCTCTTTGCAGCTCAATACGAGACTTAAAATATCGAATACCTAATCTATCTTTTAGTTCTGTACCTAATATAATATATAAGATATACTGTAAAGGTACGAACGAAGAAAAGAAGCTAGCAGAAACGAAAGGAGGAAAAGACTATGAAATAGTTAAAGATAATGAAAATGATTTCATAATAGGAGAATAACAGATGCTAATCTTTGGAGTTATAAAAGAAATTAGTATCTTTGTAGAGTAATCAATAAGCGAACTTTGAAATAATGGAAGAAGTAAAGACAGAGAATGAAAAAACTCTAGCTAAGACAGAACCAAAAGCAAAACCTACTAATAATAGTATGATTATGGCTTCTGCTCTGAATACCCTAGACATTTACAATCCCGATGATAGGAGTAAGTTAGAGTTGTATCTGAAATCAGTAATGTCTAGTGATAAGTGCGGTATTAAGACTATTCAAGATGGTCTTGCGATATATAGTCGTGCTAAAGAACTAGGTTTACCATTTACTAGTTGTATTGAACACCTAGGAGTTATTAATGGTAAAACTACATTAGACGTTCACTTAATTAAAGCGTTATTATTGAAGGCAGCTATAACATGGGAATGCACTAAAGATTATATAGCTCTGTATGAATATACAGACGGTAATAATGTTTATATTGATAGTAAGATACCAGAGTATTGTAGGAGATTCAAAAGCAAGAAAGAAGCTGATGAATTTAATGCTAGTTCTGATAATGACGAAATTGGTATTTATCCGGTTAGGAATTATCAAGATTATAATGGTACTATATATAAGGAATATCAGTTAAATAATAAGTTCGGAGTTGCAGCTAATCAACAACAAGCTAAAGATTTTGCAGCTAAAGGATTAGTTCCAATCTTCCGAATACCTAATGTTCCTTGTGATTATATTACTGAATATAAACTTACTCGTGTGGTAGATAACAGAGTTATTACTAGTATAGGACATTTTAGTTATAGTGACGCTGTAACTGCTGGACTTGCTAGTAAAGATACATATACTAAATATATGAGAACTCTTATTGGACATAGAGCGTTTACACTAGCTGCTCGTGATATAGCTGCTGATGTTATACTTGGTTGTATGGAAACAACAGAAGCTAAGATAGTAAACAATATGAATATCAGTGATGCTGATATTGTAGAGATTTGATAGTAATAGAAGTCTAACTATTACTAATCAATAGATACGAAATAAGACAAAAACTAAGATAACAATAGGCTTTAAGCCTAGTATTAATAATTATTAATCATTTAAATTTTTACAACTATGGGACTTCAATTTGGAATGTCAGCCGTACAAAGCGGTAAGAGAGTAATGCAAGCTAGTAACGAACCTACATTGACTGCTAACAGTACTAAAGCTAAGTTTAGCTTGGCAGGTGCAGTAACTCGTATTATGGGTCTTGTTCCTGGTGATAACGTACAGTTTGTTAGTAATATTGCTGATATTGATGCAGCTATTGCTGAACGTGATGCCGAAGTAATGGCATGGTGCGAAGAGAACAATGTTGAGTTTGGTACAGAAGCTGCTCGTGCTGCTCTTATTCAGAACTTCGGTGAATATGGTATCTGTAAAGGTATACCTTTGTTTGAGAAGAACGGAGAAATCAAACTTGCAGGTGTTCGTATGACTGCTGAACAGAAAGCGGCTGCATTTGAACTTAACAAAGAAAGAATCGCAGAAGAAGTTGGTAAGTCAGTAGAAGAAGTTACTATTGATGACTATAATCCTACTACTCGTGCTTACTCTGGTGCTCGTACTTCTACTTCTTCCAATCTTACTGGTCTTGGTTTGCCGTTGACTTTCTCCGATTCTTCAATGTGGTCGGAATTGAAAGAAAATCTCGGTGACGAAGCAGAGAAGTTTAACCGTGTATTTGAAGTTAACTTGAACGAACCGTTCGTAGTTGCTGTTGAAACTGGTAAAGTTATTGGTGATGAAAAAGAAACTGTTGAAGTTAACGCTTATAAGATTTCTTTCAAAGCCGATGAAGAACCGATTGCTCGTCAATCTTCTAAATAAGAACTTCTTCCGGTTAGATAAAAGCTAGATTATAAAGAGCTAAATTCTTAATTGAATTTAGCTCTTTTTTATTTGGCTATGATTTAAAAAAATTATTATATTTGGAAACTTTGCAATAAACAACAAGCCTGTACAACTTGTTGTTGTTAGTATTAATCTTTATAAAAACAAATTTTATGAGTACTCAAAAAGAAGAAAGTGCTAAAGTAGAAGAACCAGTAGTTAATCAATCAGCTAATAATGCTGCAACTACTGCAACTAAAAAGCGTCGTAGAGGTATTAGTAATGAGACAAGAACTACTGCTCGTAAGAAGTTCTCTCATAAAGATGCTATTAATAACATTTGGTTATTTGTTGGACATCTTCATGCTCGTGTTGCTTGGGTAACTATGAAAGAAGAGAGTAATATGCGTCCTGCATTTGCAGGAAAAGCTATTCCACAGCTTGTTATTGAAGCTACTTCTCTTCATACTAATCCTGCTGATGTTCGTGTTGCTAGTAAAACCTTTTGGGCTTACGAAAGTAATGTTGACTATATCCCAGGCGGTTCTAAAGAGAAGTTCATCAATATGGACTTTGCTTGGATTAAACACTTCCTTGATGTAGTTGTATTCAAAGGTCGTGAAATGACTGATGAAGAAGCTGAAATGCTTGAACTTGGTTATGTTGACTATGATGATAACGGTCAGTATGAACCAGTAGAAACCGAAGATGTTATCAAGGCTTGGGGAATCCTATTTGACAATGTAGTTAAACTTGTTGAAACAGGTGGAGAAAATGGTAAACCTGCATTGCTTGACAAGACAGGTAAACCTAGACAATTCTGGTTTAGACTTAATCGTTATTATAAGAACAAAGGTGATTGGGCTTTCTCCGGTCAAGGTTCAGAAGAAGGCGATTTGGTATTCCCAAATATTGTAGGTCAAGGAATCTTTGAAGAACAGTTTATGATTGATGCTAACCATTTCAAAGAACCAAGTCTAATGTTTGATATTACTAAAGAACGTATTGCTCCAATGGACGGTGTACAGTCTAAACAAAGAAAAGCTCCTAATCTTGGAACTGCTGCTGGTATTGGTGGTATTCCTATGGGTGCAGGAATTGTTAATCCGAGTATGCCTATGGGTGGTTTTGCAGGTGGTGTAGCAGGCGGATTTGTTCCTACTGAAAGTTCTGCTTTTGCTCCTGAAACAGGAGGAGATGATAACTTACCATTCTAAGTAATCCAAATATATTTCGTTAATAATGTTATAAGCCTAGTGTAAAAGCTAGGCTTATTTTATCTAGTTATATTATGCGTAGAGGAATAAAACAAGACTTAACAAAAGAGTTTATATTATCTAAGGTTAGTCAAGAAATGATTATGGCTAAATATATGGGTATACCTATATCCGTAGTTAATAATTGTGTAGAAAATAATGAACTTATTTGTTCTCCTTTACGTGTTGATAATCATCCAACATTTGGTTTTGCTTTCAATAATAAACACAAGCTAAAAGCTCGTGATTTTAATGGTTCTTTCTTTGGTGATTGTTTCGACTTAGTAGCTTATGTACTAAGTTTTAAAACTGGTCGTCATATAAATGTTGCTAATAAGGCAGATTTCTATTATATATTAAAGCATATAGCTTATACTTTCCGTAAGATAATATATGACGGAGAAGTAGATGAAGAAAATGAAATCTTACTTAAACAAGTAATATCTAAAATCAAAGCTAGTAAACCAATTATTGAAATAGCTACTAGAACTTGGACTAATAACGATAAGAATATTTGGGGACAATGGGGAGTTAGTCTACATTGGCTTAATACTCATTTTGTCTATCCTGTTGACCAAATGTATATTAATAGGTATTGTCAACCTAGTCCTAAATATACATATAAGGAATCAGATCCTTGTTATGCTTATGTTACCGGACTTGATAGTAATGGTATTTATAATATCGAATGTTATTTTCCTCTTCGAGATAGAAGTAAAGGAGAAATCAAGTTTATAACTAATCATAATGGTCTTGTTGGAATACTTAATCTTGATAAACCTAAGTATGATATAATTATTATTACTAAATCATATAAGGACAATCTAGCATTAAGTTACTGGTTACATTCCTATCCTTTACGGGGGAATTTGTCAGAGTCTCAAATAGGAGTAATTAATGTTACTTCGGAGAGCTATGTTCTCAAAGATTACGAATATAACTGGCTTCAATCTAAGCTAAATGATAATGGAATACTTATTTCTTTTTTCGATTGTGACCTGACAGGAGTACGTGGTGCTCGTAGATTACGAAAAGAATATGGTATTATACCTATTGTTATTCCAAGAAGTTATGGTGCTAAAGATTTCTCGGAGTTAGTTAGTATGTATTCAAGAGAAACTATTAATTCGTTTATAGAACAAACTGAATCATTATTTGAATATGAGTAGAGAAGAAGAATATGTGCCACTTCCAAAGGCACAAGAAGAACGTAGAGTAATTGATTTTAATTCATTTGCTCCATTAAAGAGAATAGCTATAAACAGTTTCGGTAATAGCGGAAATGTTCATAGCTATTATTTTATGTATCCTTTAACAGATGAAGAAGAGAAGTATCTTAATCATATTAAGCAACAAATGGTTGATAATCCTAATACTTTAATTCGTATCTCTCTTTCTGATGGTACACCAATTGACTTTTCTAAGATAAAGATTTATGGTAACTTTGAGTTTGATAATCCTGAACACTTAGCTATCATTAAGAATTACTTAGATAAAGATATGTATAGTAGTCATAAGATTCCAAGAGAGTTTAATTATGAAGCTAATACATCTGTATCTAAAGGAAACTTTATACAGTGGACTGAAAGTACTGATTATCTAAAGTGTTTCAAGTTCTATCATGCGAGAATAGGTAAACCTAAAAAGTACATAATTGTAAGACTTACAGCAAATGAAGTTAAACAACGTAAATCCGTTTAGTTATCAGTTAGATGCTTCTGATATAAGAATGATTCAACACAATCTTAAAGTTAACGGTACTAGTGATACTATTTCTAGTTATCTTCACGAATTAGATTTACCTAATTATCCTTATATTCAAACTATTCATTTCAGATATAGATGGATAATGGCAGCTCTTATATATTTAGGTTATGATAAAGAATCTCTTGAAAAGATTCATGAAGCTAATCTTAAATATGAAGAAGTTAATCCTCCTATTGTTTACGAAAAGAAAAAGGGAACTAATAAGACTAGTAAACGGATTACCAAATCTTCCCCCATAAAGGAGCTGAAATCTGTTACATCTCCCTCTCCTAATCCTAAAGTCAGGATTATTGTTATAGATACTAATAAATCTATGATAATAGATAGAGAAGTTGCTATTGGTCTTATGCGTGAACAACCTAATAAATATAAAATTGAAGAAGTATGAGTGAATCGAAAAGTATTACTCTTTATAAGCGTAATGCACAAGGTAAACCTATCTTTTGGTCAGCAGAAATACTAGGTCATAAGATAATTCTAAAGTATGGTATTGTCGGTAAGATAGGTACTACATCTGAATATGTTCCACCTAGAGGTGTTGAGAAAGAATGGAAAACTATTGTTGCTGCTAAACGTAGAGAAGGTGGTACTGAATTAGGAGAATTATATGATAATACTCCTGCTGAAATAACAAATGAAGATGATTTAATTAATTATCTTAATTGTTATCTTCCTAAGTACAATACTAATAACGAAGGTTTTGTTCTTCCTATGTTAGCTAAGATATATGAATATAATAACGAACAAGGACTATTAGCTCAAATGAAGATTAATGGTGTTCGTTGTAATATATCTGCTGTTATGCGTGGTGAAGGATTCTTTAAAACTAAAGGACTTGTATTTCGTAGTCGTAAAGGACTTGAATATAAGTGTCCAGTATTAGAGAATGTAATGTTGGATGAAGTACTTACAGATAGACAATTCAATCGTATGTTAGAAGATAATTTAGTATTAGACGGAGAATTATATATTCCAGGTCTTGAACTAAATGATATTCTAAGTGCTGCCGAGAATCTTAAAAGTCCATATAATCGCTTTCTTCAATTTTGGTGTTACGACTTAGCTATCGATGATATGATTCAAACTAGTCGTATATCATTATTGAAGTCAGAGTTTGGTAAGTTTAAGATGCCTAATTACGTTAATGCTAAAGCTATTCTTGATTATCACATAAATAATAAGAAACGTTTCGTACTTATTCATACTTACGATAATCTTAATGGAGATGAAGATATTATTAAATATCGAGACATCTTTGTTGAAGCTAAGTTCGAGGGAGCTATTCTTCGTAATCCTTATGCTACATATCAATTTGGCAAACGTAATTCTACTATGTATAAAAGTAAACCAATATTAGACGGTAAGTTTAAGATTATTGATGTTATTCCCGAAGGAGCTAAACGACCTAAGTTTAGTAAATTCGTTCTTAGTAATGATATTAATAATGAAACGTTTGAATGTATGCCTATTGGTGATGCTTCTACTCGTGAAAGTTATCTTCTTAACAAAGATAAACTTATTGGTAAGACAGCATTTGTCGAATATAGATGTAGGTCAGGAGTGAAGAATGTCCCAAGTCATGGGAATTTAATTAAAATACTTAATAATGAGCCTACTGGATTACCAAATAATATCGAAGAAGAAAGTTAATTATAATAAATCTTATATAGACTATAAGAAGAAGAAACTGATAATAAAAGACATACATCTGAAAGATAAACTAAAGATGTTATTAATGGTTAAGTTCGACCCAGTCGAAGGACAAGAATCAATATATCTAGGTTTTCTTACAGAAGATATTCAAAGTCAATGCCGAAATGTATCTGTTTCAGATTATGGTTATTATTCTGTTAATGCTTCTGATATAATACGAAGCCTTCGTGTTACATCTGATACTAACGTTAAGTTAGAAAAAGAAGAAGAGGATGATACCCTTGTAGTGTATAAGTTGTTAAAGTAAGTCATGGTTTGATGCCTTGCCCTATTGTTAGTCGAGAGATTGGCAGTAGGGTTTTTGTTGTTCCCTTGTAAAGCTAGTGTTTCTATTGTATACTCTGATTGTGAGATAAATCGTTAGCTTATACTCAAAGAGGACTGTCGGAAGTATACAGTAACGACAATCCTTTATGGGGGAAATAAACGAGAATGCCCGATATTTCGTCTCTGTACGATTTACTATACTTACCTGAACAACTATATTATTTTTGCCTTGCGTTCAACAGTGAGCCTTAGAATCACTAATCACGTATGTTTAAAAACAGTAAGATTTTCTTTGGTCTATTAGTAAGATTGATTATATTTGTAAAACCGATAATGAAAGAAGGAGAAGATAAAGGTAGATATGTTGTTGTTAGACAACCTAACGATAATAACGCTTATTGTCATGGTCTTAGAATTATTCATATAGTAATAACCTATGAAGAATTACATAAGAAGATTGATGATTATCTTAACGGTAAGATTAAAAGAACTCCTGATGTTTATGCTCCTATTGACTTGTTTAATCATATTATTAAGCATAGGAAGATTTATTCCTTTAAAGAAGCTAAACGTCGTGCATATTATTTAAATAGAAAGTATGGAAGAAAATAAAACAACAGTCAGATTTGTTACTATTTCAGAATTCCCTAACTATTGTGTAGGAGAAGACGGAAGAGTTTGGTCTGATAATCGTAAACGTTATCTTAAATGGTATCGTGGTAAAGGTTGTGAAAGACCTCATGTTACATTGTTTCACAATGGTAATAGTTCTAAGCTATTTATAGCTACTCTCGTTGCTAAAGCATTTGTTACTAATCCTAAACCTAATGTATATAAATATGTTAGATACAAAGACGGTAATAGTGCTAATAATCATTGGTCTAATCTTGAATGGTGTCGCAATCAAACTGGAAGTAAGTATGGAAAATGAGATAAAAAGTGTTTCAGATATTATAGCTGAAATAAGTAAGAAAGATAAGAAGAGACAGGTATTTATTCTTACTAATCTTATAAATCAGTTAAAAAGTACTCGTATAGAAGCTAATAGCAATTACGAAGATTGTCGACTTTCTTATACTCGTAGAACAGATAATTATATTGGTAACTTTAAGCTAATGCTATTTAAGAAACAATTAGATTGTCTGGATATGATTATTGAAAACTTAGATTCTTATCTTGATGAATTATTAGCTAAGTAATATGGGAAAAGCTGAAATATTTCAAAGTGTCATTAAAGGAACTAATTTCTTTACTCCTATTATTGATAGTTATCATACTGTTGGTAATCATATTATAGAACTTAGTTGTTCTGAAAAAGATAATCAACATGGTCTATATAATAGAGAAGTTAATGGTATAACCTTCAAAGGTAAGTATGGTGTTACCGTTATTACTAATGAAGGAGATGGTTGGAAGCGCAGTACTGAATTAGATAAACTGTGTGATTCTCGTGATGAAGCTATTAAATATATTAAATCATTAGATAATGCATAATAGTGAGATAATTCCTGCTCTTATTGCTAGAATAAGACAGAATAATATAGATAATATGGTTATTCGTAGTAAACTATATAATCTGTTGAATGATGTTACTAGGAAATTTAATGAAGCTATGATAGCTTGTCCTCACATTATAGACTTTCAAAACATGTCTAATGAACAAGTACTTGAACATTATTATCTAAGTGTTGGTGCTGAAAGTCTTTGGGATTCTCGCGAGCTTATTATGAAAGCTATATCTGAACAGAATAAGTTAATCAAAGAAGAATATGATAACAGTAATAAATGATAAAGAACTTGGTAAAGTTGAGATAGTTACTCAACAATATCAAGTGGGTCTTTATGTAGCTATTTATAAAAATAAAAGATTAATTAATCAATTTGGAAGTAATCTTAAAGAAGTTGCATATCATAGGAAAGTTCGTATTAGAGCTATTAAAAGAGGAGATACTATTGTTAATGGAACTATTCTTGAAACTAAAAGTAAATATCCAATAAATACATTTGAAAATGAAAGTTCTAAAGAAGTTAGTAAATAGACTATTAAAACTAATTAAAAAAGATAGTCCTCTTACATGTTCTGATTGCGAAAGATGGGGAACTATGGATTGTCCTATTAGTTATATGTGTTATTCTACTAAAGATAAACCTTATTTTAAATTAAGACATAATGGGAAGTAGTTTATTTAGTATTAAAGCAGAGTTGCAGGATATTATCTTGCAACTCGAAGAAGGTGAAGCAACAGAAGAAATTGTTGCTAAACTAGGTATTACAGAAGATAATCTTAAAGACAAGATTAGAGATTATCTTCAAGTAATTAAACGTTATCAGTGTGACGTTAAAGAATGTAGTGACGAAGTTGCTCGTGTTAACCAAATTAAGAAAATAAGAAATAATACTCTTGAACGTCTTAAAGATGCGGTTCTTGAAGCAGTTATAATGTTTGGTTCTACTGGTAAGTCCGGTAACAAAGTAATTGAAGGTAGTACTTATAAGGTCTATTCTCGTAATACTACTGTTACTAAGTTAGACGATGCTCGTATTGCTGATATTATCAGACACTTTATGGATATAGTTACTGAATATCTTGCGAGTACTGAAATTAAGGAAAGTCTTAGTATTGAGTATCTATCTCGTATTATCAGTGCTCACATGAAAGCTGAAAGTTCCCCCATAGAAGAGCAGGAATCTGAACAATCTTCATTTGTAGATGTTACTGTTGACGATGTATTTTCTATTGATACTGAAATATCAATTCATATTCGTTTATCAGAACTTGCAAATGTTACTAACTTTAATCTTGCTCAATGGATTGGACAAAATCCTCATAAGGTAGAATTTAAGTCTTGTACTAGTAAGTCTATTATTGCAGCTAATTTGAGTATGGATGCTGACCTTACTATTGCTAAACAAGAAAGTAATACATCATTAATAATTAAGTAATATGTTTGAAGTAGAAGATTGGGTAGAAGAACTTATTCAAAGGATAATGAATGCCTTTGGATGTACTCGTGAACAAGCTATGATAGAAATCAGTAAATACATATAATTATGGAATTTAACTTTAGAGATTCAAGTTATAGAAGTAAATTCAAAGCAAAAGGAATTGCTTGGAGAGGTAAAATAGGTATAGACATTAGCGATTGTAAGACAACAGAAGAAGCTATTGTAAAAGCTAAACTCGATTATACAGTTGCTAAATGTCAGCTATCTGCTAAAATGCCAGCACACGATAATGGTGCTAGTCGTGACGGTTCCGTATTTCCTAATGTAGTTAATGGGTTTGAATTTGTTGATGTTCCTGGTGAATTTGCAACTTATCGTACAGATTCTAACATTCCTCTTGGGAAAGTAAAGTCTCGTTATGAAGTAGTACAAAATCAAATGGCTTTCGGATTCTTCGATGATGCTCTTGGTGGTAGAGTTAAACTTGATAGAGCAGGTTACTTTGGTTATGGACAAAAGATATTCATGTCAGCTAGTTTTGACAAGGATATTAATATTGGTGGTGTTAATGATACTATTCAACATTACTTTGTCTTTACTAATAGCCATGATGGCGGTAGTGCTGTACAAATGATGATTACTCCTGTAAGAGTTATTTGTATGAACGCTCTTCATTCTGCTAAAATATCTGCTGAAAGTTATATATCTTTCAGACATAACAAAGGTGTTAATACTAAGATACTTACTGTTCCTGAAATACTCGGTCTTACTGAACGTAAGATAGAAGAGGAAGAAGATATGTACAAAGTATTGTTTAAGACCAAAGTATCGGATGAAGAAGTAAAGAAGTATCTGTCGGCAACTTTCCTTACGGGGGAAGAATTTGAAAGAGTAGATGAATTGAATCTATACAATGGTTTATTCCGAAGAAACAATTCTGCTTTTGAAGCTGCTGAAATATCTATGCAGAAACTAAATACTCTTTGTGATACTTTTGAGTATTATCAGGAAGGCGTTGGACAAAGACAGATAGCAGGTACAGCTTATGGTGCTTATAATGCTGTTACTGGCTACTTCTCTAATGTCAAAGACTATAAGACAGAAGAGCTTCGTTTAAAGAATACTGTATTTGAGGGTGACTATAATACTAGTCTTAAAGCTCTCAATTATACTTTAGCTGGTGTATGGGAATAAAGAATTTTATCAAGAAACTAATTGGATTATTTACTGTTCCACGTTGTCCTAATTGTGGTGCTAGACTAGAAGAAGTTCCACGGGAAGAGGAAAATGACCCAATTGCTTTTAAGTGTATTAATTGTGGTAAAGAATGGAGTTAGAAACTGTATTAAAAACAATCTTATTAGATGTCCCTGTTATTGAATGTTTTATTCAGATTATATTAACTTGGATAACACTAAGAATTACCAAAGAAAGATTAGATGATGAGGTAATAAACACAGTTACTCTTAATTGTTTTTTATTCTTTATTCCAATATTAGGTCTTGCTATGTTTGCAATATTTATAATCAGGTTTGTTCATTTATTAAAGTATCTATATGGAAAAGAAGAATAAAGTCAGAACTTGCGGTAACTGTGCTTATTTATCTAGTAGAAAGAAAATTACTTTATATAGAAATAAAGTATATGTTTGTGATAACGAAGAAATGTCATATATTAGTTATTACAAGCCTAGTACTCCAACTGATTGTCCTTATCATAAATTTAAAAACAATAATTATAATGAGTAAATTAAGTAAAGCAATAGCTAATGCTATTATTGAATTTAACGCTGGTTTATTAACTCAAGATGAACTTTATCAAAAACTAGAACGAGACATTGATAATGTTTCTGTTAAAGTATGGCGTGAAGATAAATCTGTTCCATTACCTACTTATGGTAAAGAAGGAGATGCTTGTTGTGATGTCTATGCTAAGAGTATAGAATATGATGCAGACAAAGATAGATTTATTATTCATACAGGATTGCACTTTGCTCTTCCTGATGAATATGAAATGGAACTTCGTCCTCGTAGTAGCAATACTAAAACAGATTTTTATATGCCTAATAGTCCTGGTACTCTTGATTGGGGTTATAGAGGAGAACTTCTTGTTATTTTCAAGAATCGTACTTCTCGTCAATTAATTAGAATTATTAGTACTTTTGGTAATGCTTTTAACGATATTGTTACACGTGTTAAATACGAAAATGCTTATAATTCTATTATATGTGCAAGACAAGAGTTTAATAAGTTAATTGAGAAAGAAGGATGTCCTTATGTAGAAGGTGACCGTGTTTGTCAACTTCTTGTTCGTCGTCGCGAGAAGATTACTTGGGATGAAGTCGAAACTCTTGAAGAGTTAGGAACTACTGAACGTGGTACAGGTGGATTTGGTCATACTGGAAAATAATGGAAGAGATTGTACTTACTTCGGATACTCATGCTTTGATACTTAGAAATAAAGGATATAGATTTAAACATATTAAAACTGGTAAATTCTATACTCTTATTACTAAGATTAAAAGTAAGAATAATCTTAATGGAGATTGGTATGATGCTTTTCTCTATGTTAATAATAAGCGACAAAAATTCTGTCGTAGCTGTGAAAGTTTTATTCTTAACTTTAAAGCTGTAAAAGATGGAGATTGAAGCTTATCTTAAAGATAACAGTTTGGTCTATGAATGTCCTAATTGTTGTTCTGAAATTACTATAAGTGATAAAGATAAAGAATTAGCACTAGCATTTGGAGATATTATTACTGATACTTGTCCTGAATGCGATGTAGTATTAACTATAAAAATGAATTAAATGAAAGCTATTGGAATTAAAATGGTTGAACTTCAACCTATGAGAGCTGCACTTGCAGTAGATTATGGTTATAAAATTGGTAATGCTCATCCTGATGATATGGGTTATGAAGTTACTTATCCTGACGGATATAAAAGTTGGTCACCTAAAGATGTAGCTGATGCTGCTTATTATCCTCTTTCAGAGAATAACGATGGTACTAAGATTCTTAAAGAAGATGTTGAAAACTTTATTACTGATGTAGAAGTAATGAAAGTTGGTGAAAAAACTACTGTTGTTAATGCTCATACTCTTACTGGCTTTGATACAGTTCGTCATTCTTCTTGTGTTGACCCAAAGAATTACAGCGAAGAACTTGGCAAACAATATGCTATGGAAGAAGTTGTTAATGACCTTTGGGCACATCTTGGTTTTGTTCTTCAATGGGCTAAATATGGTCTTAATGTTAAACCTAAAGAAAGTAAATAGTTATGTTGAAAATAAAAGGTTTATTATCTATTGATACTTGGAATAACTGTTCTAAAGTAGTTAATCCTAGAAATCCTAATAAGGTTTATCAATGTAATTCTTTATGTCGTATGCAAGACAAGAATGGCGGCAATACTCTTCATGTAATTCTTGAAGAAATTAGTGAAGAAAATGTATACGATAGAGAGAAAGTAGTAGTCGAACTTAATCAGTTTATGAATACTTGGAATCCTTATGTTGAACCAAAAGAAGAAGAAGGTCATGAAATCGCAGAATAAATTTATGCGCAGTCAAATTCGTAAAGCTATGAGATGTGTTGCATCACTTCCTAAACTTAAAGCTCGTAATAATATCTATCTGAAACTACAAGAAGTAGAAAAGAAGTATAAGAACGAATAAGTAATAATCATTTTAGTTATACATTATGAGTACTAGTAGAAATACTAGTACTCTTTTTATATTATGGTAAGAAAAGTAAGTGTTAAAGTAAAAGCATATCAATCAGACGGATTAAGTAGACATTGTGGAAAGTGTAATTATAATCCTTGTTCTTTAGATATGAGAAGATTATGTACTAATCGCTTTGTTGAAGGTTATATCAAAGGATATGCAAGAGCAAAGAAAGATATTAAAGAAAGTAAATGAACTTAGAACTATTAATAGTAGCAATACTATTGATAGTTCTTTTTTTTTAAACTGTACTTGGATAAAACCAACGTACTAGGGATAATTGTATTGCTGGACTTGCCTACGCTCGCAAAGCTCGCTAAATCCCCCATAAAGGAGTGGAAGTACAGTTAACCTACTCCTTTATGGGGGAATAAAGCTAGCCGTTAGGCTAGCGAGATATAGTAAAACTAATGATAGATATAATAGTCCGAACAATAATACTAGCGGCACTGGGGATAGTGTTCAGGAAGATGTTCTTCGTTAGATAGAACATTTGGGAACTTTTTGGATATAGTAAGGTCATAGACGGAGTAAATAGTATTCGGCTCTTTTTCGGGTAGTGAAGCTAAATCAATCGCTATTGACAATCATTCTACTAATCCTTGTAGCTTTGTTTCTATTTATCGTCCGAGGTTTTGCACTAGGGCGGAGACACTGCCTAAATGAAATAATACTTATAAGTACTAAGACTAATCGAGTTCCCTAGCTCTCCACACTACACGCAACTAATCTAGTTAGTCAGATAGCAAATGCTAAATCCCGTACAACAGTCCGAGACGGTAGGTACTTGTTCACTGCAAAGGTAGCAATTATTTTGATATAAACAATAAGCCGGACTACTTTCACAAGCAATCCGGCTTCTAACATGAGTTGTAATATT